GGATGTCCTGCGGGATGGTGCCGGCGACCGGGCCGGTGTACAGCAATGGGCGCACACCGCCCGAGAGCCGTTCACACTCAGCCATGAAGCGGCGTACCCAATCCCAGTCGCCCCATGCGGGGTTGTCGTCCATCTCCCAGTCAAGGGCGACGATGCCGTGACGCCAATAGTTCAACGTGTTGGCGTAGAAGAACCGGGCCTCGGCCTCGGGGTTGCCGCCCATGGCGTAATGGTAGAGGCCGAACCGTTTGCCGGACGCCTGCGCCTGGGCGATCATGCGGTTGGCGTCCGTGTTGACGCCGGACACGAGACAGTTGTTATACACCTGTCCCGTGCCCCATGTGGTGCCGACCACGATAAAATCGGCCTGCATGTTGTACACGTCCGCGCCGCACTGCCAGTTGCTCATGTCCACGCCCTGCATGTCCGCGTGCGCGGTCGCAGGGAGCGTCAGCATGCACACGGCGGCGACGAGCGCCGTGACTTTGGCGAGCAGCCGCTTATACCATGGTTTCGGCTTGCTTTTGTTTTTGAACTTGCCCAAATTCGTTTTCCTTCCTTTGTGTTGGGTGGGCATGAAATAGCCCCCGTCGGGGTCGGCGGGGGCTAAGCCTGTGGTTTTCTCGGGGCTATCGGCGCGTCCTGTATGTCCTGATTGACTTGGGTGCCGTGCCCGTTGCCACCAAGCGCGTGGTAGGTGGCGTAGACGCCTTCGGCGCGGGTTTTGAGGTCGTTGTCGGCGATACCGCCAGCGTCGACCATCTCACGCTGCATCTGCTCCAATTTGCACAGGAGCATGGTTTTTACCCCATCCTGCAGTGGGTCGAGACGCTGGTCGAGCTGGGTCAGGCTCGCGTCCACCTGATCGAGCCTTTTCGACAGGGCCGGGTCCGGTTTGCCCGCTTGGTCGATGCGGCGCAGTACCCATCCGGCGACCGTGCCGCCGCACGTGGTGATCACGGAGACCAGGATCGTTGCCCATACGGGTATCGTCTCGGTCATCTAGGTCATGGCCTTCTTTCCTTTCGTCAGTTGATGTTCAGGGGCATGGTCGAGCCGGTGAAGAACGATTCGTCGCTGCCGGCCTCGGTGCAGATGATCTGATAGAACGCGGTGTCCTTGCCGGTCCGGCCTCGGAAGATGAGGCGCACGACACCGTCGGAGGGCACGGTTAAGCCGACGCGCAGGCGTTTGTTGTTGGCCCAGTTCTCGGACCGGCCCAATGTGGCGGATCGGGAGTCCTGGGCCTCCATGAGGGGGCCTCGGAACGTGTCCGTGGCCTCGGCGGCGCCGCAGGACGCGACGAACGCGCACCTCACGCCCGCCGGCAGGCCGGAGACCACCCATTCGGCGTAGCTGCCGATGCGGTCGGACGAATGCCGCAGGATGATGCCCGGACGGTCCGGAGAACCCCACTGGTTGACGCTGCAGTCGAGACTCCTCGTGGGTTTCGGATCGCCCAGCATGGGGTTCGGGAACCAGTTATGTCGCATCATCGGCGCTCACCGCCGATCACTGCAGGGGCATCGAGCCTCCGTCGAACCACGGGAACCGGGGGAGGAGTTGTTGGACGGTCGGCCAATCGTCGCCCTCGTACACGGCCATGGCCTCCAACGTCAAACTGCCACTGCCACGGCAGTAGACGCTGCGGTTGCCGTCCCTGTCGATCTTCGCCGCCGTCCATGCGGCACCCGATGGGGTCGTGCCGGAGACGAGTGTCATGCCGCTCTCCACTGCCACGCTCAGCCCGCTGGTGGCCGTGTAGGCGACGACCACGACACGGCCCAGTCTCATCAGTGCCTTCCAGGAATCCCAGTCGGATAGCGACCAGTCGTCGCCGGTATGCGTGTAGCGGTAGCGCCCGCCGGCGAGGCGCTCGACATTCACGCCGCCGCTGCTGGCCCACGTGTTTAACTGCTTGTGGCATGAGGGGTCGGTGTACAGGTTGGTGATGTAGCTCATGCGGCCACCACCCAGTCAGAGCGGCGGAGGCGAGCAGCCAGACAATGGCGTTTAGCCCTACCCCCCCCCATTGGTTAATGGCATGAGGTCGCCGTCGAAGTAGCCTTCGCCGAGTGCGCGCATCTGGTTCCAGTCGGCTTCCGTCATGAGCAGGGGCTGCGTGAAGTTGGCGCTGCCCGAATCGGGGCAGGCGAGCCGGATAATGAAGTCTCTGGTCGGCGTGAACTTGAGGGATGTTCTGCCTGCAGACGCGGCGGAGCACAGTGACTTCCAGGGGTCTAGCTCGGCGATGAGGACGTAGCCGTTGCGCACGGTGGACTGGTCTCCGACCACGTTCCAGATGTCCGTCTGGAACACGAGGCTCGTGTCCCGTGGCGTGTTGAACCACATTTGGGTGAAGCAGTCCTGTCGGCCTTCCTGGGCGGTTATGGTGACGCCCTTCTGGTTGCCGGCGATCATGGAGACCGTGCTGTTGGTGGGGGTGCCGAGCATCATTCGCGGATACGTGAGGTTGCGCAGATACACGCCGTCTCCTTTCTGTTTTCGGGTATGAGAAAAGCCACCCCGTGGGGTGGCTTTCGGGAAAATGGTTTGGCTGATTACTTGTTTTCGGCCTGCTTGGCCTCAAGCTCGGCGAGCCTGCGTTGCAGGGTGGCGACGTCGCGTTGCAGGCTCATGGCCTGCGCCTGGCTGATGGCCAGCTGGCGCGCCTGGCTGGCGAGCTGCGTGGTCATGTTGTCGAGCACGTCGTTGGCGTCCGCCTGCACGAGGTTGTCGGTTGTGTTGTCTGCCATAAAACGTTCCTTTCCTGTTTAACTGTCCGCAAGTGGCGTGACTGAAATCGAAGTGCCATTAATGTTGCCGGAACAATAGTTTTCGAAATCACTGGTTCTCGGAGGGAAAACTGGATTATTTGCTGCGGATAATTTAAATCGAATCGATCCGTATACTTCAAGCGAATACAGTTGGAATGGATCGAGATTAACGACACGTCGATAACTCTCGTTTCCAACCGCGCTGTTGCTTTTTGGCTTATACGCAAATGCCATGACTGTAGTGTTTTTAAATAAAAAGCCGTCGTCGAACTTAATCGCGCCGGATTTATTCATGATTTTCACATAATAGTCGGCGTAGGCCGTAATAGTGACAGAAGCTGCCGGTGATGATCTGTTATCGAGAATCGCATCCACAAAGAGACTGTAAAAAGTTTCGAAATCAATAAGAACTTTCCCACTTTTTGTCGTTACGAAATTTAGATTGATGATATTGTCGTAGTCTTGTTTTGATTCGTAATTATCGAAACTGTCAAACCTCTTTATATACGTTTTATACTGCTTCGTCTGCTCCTTGTAAGCCATCTGCGAAAAAGCCTGATAGGTCAGAGGAACCATCTCCTTGCTGTTATAAGGGTTCATTACCGATAGTCCGGTTTCTACTCCGTACCCAATTCGTAGAACATCTTGACCGCTCGAATTAGTGACGTGAATGCCGCTGGAGGTCATTTCGACCTTCGGGTTCGAGCCGGAGGTGCGGAATATTGAGCCGGTGAACACGTAGCCGGCGAACTGGCCGGCCGCGATACGGTCCGACGTGATCGACTGGGCCGCGATGTTCCGGGCGACGATCGTGTTCGACGCGATCCTGTCGCCCGTGACCGACTGCGCGACGATCTTCGAAGCGTCCACGCTGTCGGCGGCCAGCTTGTCCACGGTCACGGCCAACGCGGCCAGTTTCTCGGTGGTGATGGCCCCCGAGACGATGTTGCCCGCGTTGACCGAGTTCGCGGCCAGCTTGCCCGCCACCACGCTGTTCGCGGCGAGCTTGTCGGCGGTCACCGCCAACGCGGCCAGCTTGTCCGTCGAAATGGCTCCGGCCACGATCTTGCTCGCGTCCACCGAGTTGGCGGCCAGCTTGTCCACGGTCACCGCGCCGGCGACGATGTTGCCCGCGTCCACGCTGTTGGCCGCGAGCTTGCCCGCCACCACCGAGTTGGCGGCGAGTTTGTCGGCGGTAACCGCCAAAGCGGCCAGCTTGTCCGTGGTGATGGCACCGGAGGCTATCTTGCCGGCGACTATCGCGTTCGCCGCCACCTTGTCCGTGGTGATCGCTCCGGCCACCAGCTTCTCCGTCGTGATGCTGTTCGCCGCCATGTTGGAGGCGACCACGCTGCCGGAAGCGAGAATGTTCGCGGCCACGATGTTGCGCTCGTTCCACGCCGTGCCATCCCACACGTACACGCCGATGAAACGGCTGGACAACGGCACGAGCCAGCTCGCGCTGTTGTTCGGCTCGCCCTCCCAACCCGTATAGAAGTCGGCCAGCAGGGACGTGCTGTCGTTCGCAGCGCCGGACCAGCGCGTCCAGTATTTTTGGGTTTTGTACCAGAAATCACCCTGACGCACGGTCACGCCGGAAAGCGTGGTCGGGTCGTCGGGCCCCTCGTACACGTTGTGCAGGCCGTCGAGGCTCTTGCCCACGGAATTGGCCTTGTCCAACGCGGACTGGGCCTTCGACGCGGCGTTCGCGATGTCGGACTTCGCCGACTCGATGGCCGCGCTGGCCTTGCCCGCTTCGTTTTTCGCGTTGGCCGCGTCCGACTTGGCCTGCGTGATGTCCTTCTTCGCCTGCGCGATGTCGCCCTGAGCCGCGTCCAGTTCCCTGTTCGCGTTATCGATGGCCGTCTTGTTCGACGTGATCTGCTTGTTCGCGTTGCCGATGGCCGTCGTGTTGTTGGCGATGTCCTGCTTCGCCTGCGTCAGGTCGGACTTCGCCGTAGCCAATTCCCTGTTCGCGTTGCCTATCGCCGTCGTATTGCCGGCGATATCCTGCTTGGCTTGGGACAATTCCCTGTTCGCGTTGTCGATGGCGGTCTTGTTGTCCCGCAGATCCTTGTCGAGCCTGTCCAAGTCGGTCTGGGACACCGCGCTGGCGACCGTGATCGACGCGCCCACACCCCAATCCGACTTGTTGCCCGAATGATCGACCGAACGCAAAGCGAACCAGTAGGCGCGATACTCCAATCCGGTGACGACGCAATGCCCGTCACGCGTCACGCTGTCCCGGTATTTCCAGTTCCCGTTCGAATCGGAAACGCCGACCTCCACGTGGTCGAAGTCCAGCTCCATGCCGCCGCCGGCATTGTTCCTGCCGTCCCACTGCACGTCAACCACACCGAGCTTGCTGGTGAGGATAGGCTTGGACGGTATGCTCGGCGGCGTCACGTCACTGGCCACCAAAGCCACGACCACGTTCGACCAGTCACCCAACCGGTCGGAATACGTGGGAACCGCGCGCACGCGGAACTCATAGCGTTGCCCGCATTCCAGACCGCCGATGCCCAACGTGAGCCGCTGCGCGTCAGTCACGCCACCGGAAACCCACGGGGCACCCGCAAGGTTCTTGCGATACTCCACGCGATAGCCCGAAATGTCGATGGCCGTGTCATCCGTGGCCTGCGAAACCGCAGCCCACTGCAAGGTCGCCAGACCCAAAGCCGTACCACGGGAGGAGATATACGCGTCGGTCGCCACGACCAGACCGGTCACGGCCTTCGGCGTGCGATGATCCTTCTCCGGAGCCGGGATACCACCGCCCGTGCCGCCGTTGATGGCACCACCGGTGATGCCCTGTACTCGTTTCGCCTGACGTACGGTCGCGTCATAAACCTTGTCGTTCAACACGACACTGGCCTTGAACTGGTTGGATTCCAAGCTCAACGTGACCTGCTGGACACGCACTTTCTCCCCATGCATGACGGTTGGCGCGGTGATCCAGTCACCCGGACGGTAATCGATGAGAGGAAGACTCGGAGCATCGTTGACACGCAGGGCCCTCGTATACTGGCCTCGAACACGTGCCGCAGTATCCAGAGTGGATTGCATATAGAGGGCGGCGGTATCATCATCGCTGATTCCCTGCTGGGATAGATACGTCTCCCACTTGCCCCAAGGGGAAGGCGCTGCGGGATTATCCCTCGTGAAAGCCTTGTTGTTATCTCCCTGCACGAGAATATGCGAGGCCAATGCCTCGATGCTTTCCTCTTCCGGGGCTTCGAGCACGTCATGCGCCAATTGGACGGAGATGCGGCTCAGATCACGGCATAATGCCGTGGAGTCCATGTTCCAGATTTTCAATGTCCGCTTGTCGAAAGCCCAGTCGCAAATCTTGTTGCCGGCGAGATTCGCCAACGCGGTGAGACTGCTGATGCCCGGCGTGTAGGCAAGCGTCATGACGCTCTTCCACGCAGCGCCCGCCGAATCCCTGCCCGTGTCGAAACCGCAGGTGACGGGGATACCGCCACGGGTCTTGTTCTCATCAAGGAACGTGCGCATGACCAGACCGGCAGAGGCCTTCTTGAACACACGCTTGCCCTTATCGTCCCCGTCACCCTCCAGATGAGCGAGGTCGAGCATGAGCGCCTTGTTCAACAACCATGCATAGGAGGGGCAGGTGAACGTCACCGTATCCGAAGAGTCCAAGGCGTCACGACTGCGGGAGATGAGCACGAAACGACCGTTCAACGGTTCCAGCCATTTGCCGCCATCGGACACTTCGACCGCGATTTCCAGACCGGTTTCGAGCTTGCGTTCAAGAATCGACCCATTCAACGCCTTACGGGAATACTCCAATCGGAGCGCGCCCGTGTCATCGTGCAGGAAACTCGCGGAAAACGAGGACGGCTGGGGGAGCAGGCCCAGAGTGTCACCGTTCGGCTTGTACGCTTTCAAACGGATGGAGAGGTTCTTCATAAGTGTCTTCCCGTCACCACCATGCGCGTCGCACATGCATGAGCGCATCGCCCGTCGCGCCCGTGGCGGTGACCTTCAATCTGTACAGTTCGTAAATGTCAGGCCATACCTGCAGGATTCCTCCCGCCGGATAATCCAAACCGGTGGAAACATCCGTGCCGGTCGGAGTCCAGGAGTTCGCATAGTCGGAACGCCATGCGCGCATGATGTAGGGCCTGATGTAAAGGGGTTTCGCACTGTCCGCCGCACCCGTCCAACTGATTCCAGTGTTCGACGTGGGGTCGGTCAGGGAGACGGAGGTGACGGTGCTGGGGAATCGGAACACGATGTCCGTCAACGGGGCGTCGCCCCAGAAACCGTCGCCGGGGATACCATCCTCGAACAGTAGGCTCTCGGAATTGTTGACCTCGCCGCGCCACATGGTGATGAAATCCGCCAACAGTGAGGTACTGTTGTTCGCTTCTCCCGACCATCTCGTCCAGAATTTGTTGATGGTGACAGGTCGGGGGAACACGAGACCGTCCTTGTTCAACGACAACGGACGATCCCAATACTCCGGTTCATGCCACCACACGTCGGGCATGGCGAACTTCGCGGTGAACGACACCAGATTGTTCGGATGGGAACTGTCGTCATCGGCGGTCAACGAGGTGAGCTCCACCCGCGTGGACTGCTCCACACCGTCCTTCACCCGAGTGAGAGTGAGATTCGGCATGGAGCATAATCGCATTATCCGGGAAGACTCCTCATACACTTTCGGAGTGAAGGCGTCCACTTTCAACGTGATCTCACGCTCGTCGAACACGGGCGGAACACCGAGGTTCAGGGTTCCGCTCACGCCGGGCACCGTGGCGACCGTTCTGCGGGTGCTGATGCCCGGCATGAGCGTGGAGCCCACGATGACCAGACAGTTCTCCGTATCCAATGCGACCCCGTTGAGTTTGTAGGACATGGTGAAGAGCATCGTTTCCTCCTACTGCAAGAGACCGAGGTTCGCGTACTGGTCGAGCTTGTTGTTTTTCTGAACCTCGATTGGTGTGACGCTCGGATAGATGAACGTCTGGTTGTATGTGTCGCCCGAACTGGTTTCGATGGGCATCGACCAGCCTCCGGACTTGGAACCACCGTTCAGCCCACCGGAGGGCATGGTGATCTGGCTGGTGCGCCGCGCATCCGCGATGTACTTGCTTGGAATGCTGCCGGTCGCGTTGATAGCGGCCATGATTCCCCTGCCGTACAGGGATTCCATGCTTTGCACAGCGGCCTTACGCACCACGTACTCACCGGTGCTCACATCCGTGTAGGCATTCAACGGAACCGAATCGCTCGTATTGTTGCCCTGACCGACCACACGGCCCGTCTTGGTGACATTCGAACCAGCTACCTCGCCGCCCTCGGCGTTCTGGCGTTTGATGCCGAACACGGCAAAGAACTTCTGCTTCGCCCATTCCCAACCGGATTGCATGGCGCTCCAGAAGGAGCTAGATACGCTTTCCGTACTAGCGCCGAACTGAGCGTTGTAGCTGCTGCCGTTCCATTGCCAACCCTGGTTTGAAGCCGACCTCTTGGCGTTTGCGGCGCCTGTCGCGTCACCATCGAACGACGCGGTGGGATGCTGGGCACCCCAGTTGCGGGCGTTCGCATCGGCGCTGGCCTTCGCCGGTCCGGAATTGTCCTTCGCGTTCAGGTCGGCGGACGGAGCCAACTGGTCGTAGGCGTTGAGATTGCCTTCGACGTAATCCAACGTGGCTTTCGTCAGATCGTCGGCGTTCAGCTTGGTCGTGTAACCATTACCATCAGAACCGGCCTTGAACAGTTCGGCATGCTTCTTGACAATATCGGTGGCGACGATCGCCTGAGTGCCATCGGCGTCAAGGACAATCGTGTACTTGCCGGAACCGTCGGTGCTGACGTTCTTGCGTAGCTCGTCCATCTTCGAGCTGACCTGATCCATGCTCGTGATGGCACCACTGTTGATGCCTTCGAGAATGGTCTGGAACACCGCCGTGTTACCGTCCCCGGGGAAGATGGCTCGCAGATTGCTCAGATATTGGGTGAGAGCGGTCTTGGTCTGCTCCGTTTCGGCTTTGAACAGGGTGGTGACCTCCTCGGGGGTCAGACCATAGATCTCCTGCAACCGTGTCGCGGCATCGGCGGGAACACCCATGTCGTGTGCGGTGGCGAGGAACTGCTTCGCCAATTCCGCCTGCTTCGCCTTCACCTCATCCGCGCTGGCACCGGACTCGACCATGCTCTTCAACAGGTCATGACCGGAATTGCCCAGATTCTCCAACGCGGACTGCGCCTCACGACCGGCCTCGCTCATCGTGTTGAACGAGCCCGTCACGCCCTGAATGCCAGCAGCGTTCGCATCCCAAATCGGGCCGCTCTTCGCGGCCAACTGATTGACGCGGGCTATCGCATCCCCCATATTGGAATACGTTTCACCGTAGTCGGAAGCCGCGTTCAACGCATTCTGCTGAGCTGTGCGTTGACGTTCTGCCCAATCCGCAGCAGTCTGCTGAGCCTTGGCCAGCATCTGAGTACGTTCGGCCTGAGTGGAAATGGCGATGGACACCGAATCGGAATCCTCACCAAGCTTGATGAGCTTCGTGGCATAACCCTCCGCATACCCGTTCGCTTGGGCAATGGCCTCGGAATTGGCTATGTACTCGTTGCGCTGATCCTCAAGCGCGGTTTTCACCTTCTGCGCAGCCCTCGCCAGATCGGCGTTCTTGCCTATGCCATGACCGACGTTGACATTGTATTTCTCAATCGTCGCATCGAGCCGGTCAAGTGTCGCCTGGTATTCGGCCTGCGAACCGGTAACGGACTTGGTGAGATCGCTGACGTTGAGACCGAGCTTCTTGGCCGCGTCGCTCACCGAATCAAAACCCGTGGTCATATCCGACCACCAGTCGAACTTCGTGCCGGAATAATCCGTGTTGTCGAAATTCTCCTTGATGGCCTTGCCAACCTCGGTGATTCCCTCGGCTGCGGACTGAGCGGAATCCGGTACCTTCTCCAACGCGGTGCGAATGTTCTCGGACGCCTGCTCATTGGCCTGAGCGGTTTTCACATACTCCGAGTATGCTGCGGTCACCACGGCCACGCCAGCGGTCACGGCGGCTCCGACCGGCCCGCCGAACGCGCCCAGCACGGCGCTGCCCGCGCCCTTGGCCAGAGCGCCGGTCTTTCCTAGCACACCGTTCGCGTTCCTCACACTGTCGGCTATGCCCTTCAACGACGGGTTGGCGGCGATGAAACCGCTGACCGCATCCTTCATGCTCGCGCCTGCGGTCTTGGTGGTCACGCCGAGCCCGTTCAACGCCTTCTGGTATTCGACCATGCGCAGCGTGTTCTCGACCAGACCGGTCTTCACCGTGTTCCAAGCGGTCATGCCCGCCTTGCCGAACGTGGCGTACAGGCCTATCGCGGCCTGAACCGGTTCGGGCAGCCTGCTGAACGCATTGGCGGTGGCCTCGGCGGCTTTGGCGACCGTGGTGATGAGCGGCGCGCTGGCCTTCAACGTGGCGGCAAGTGTGCCGCCGAACGTTTTGGACAGCTGGCCCACGGTCTTCAGCAGCTGGTTGAACGCGGGGCTCGCGTCGCCGATCGCGTCGAACACCTTCTGGAAGCCTTCGGACACTCCCGACGAGAATCCGCTGATGCCGTCCTTCGAGTTTTTCAGAAGACGGCTCGCGTTACGGGTGAACGAGCTGATCGTATTGCCTGCATCGGTGAATATGCCCGCGGTGGTGTCGCGCAGCTCGTAGGCTGCGGAACCGATGTCCGAGAAGGCGTTGCGCATCTCGTTCTTCGCGGCTTCCGCGCCCTTGGCCCACGCCTTGAGCGTGGTCTGGAATCTGGCGGAGTTCACCGCACGGTCGGCCTTGCCTACAGCCGTGCTGAACCCCTCGAGCCCGTTCTGGCTTTCCGCCAACGCGGAATACAGACCTGTGGCGATGCCCCACACGCCCTTGAACGAGTCCTTCAGATAACCGGCCTGTTCGACCACCTGCTTCATCGACGCGACGATCTCGCCGGTGGCTCGGGTCTTATCCACCCAGTCGGCGAACTTCGAGGCCATATCACTGAAATAGGAGGCGGCGCGAGGCAGGTACTGGCTGGTGCCGTCGCTCAAGCGGAGGAACGACTCCACCACGCTCCGCAGTCCCGGATTGAGATTGTCCACGGCCTCGGAAGTACGGGAGAATATGGTGGACAGCTCGCCGGCCTTGTCGGACTCGCGGATGATGTCCGCCAACCCCTCGACCACCTTGCCCTCGCTGGACGCGATGCCGGTCATGCCGGGGATAAGCGTGCCGCTCACATCGTCCATCAGGCTTCTGATGGCCGGACGCGCCTTCTCGTAGAACGCCTCGTCCATGGCGTCGCCGAAACCGGCGAGCTTCGTCGTGGCGATGTCGATCTGGTCGCTGAACGTGGTGCCTTTTTCGCCCCACGCATGTTTGAGCACGACGAACGCCGCACCCAAGCCGGTGATGGCGGCGGGAGCCGCGAACGCGGCCTTGCTCATGGCTCCGAGACTGGCGGCGACGCCGAGCACGCTGGAGGAGAGGTTCACCGCGCCGGCGGACAATCCGCCGATGACGGTGCCAACCGCACCCAGTATGGGAACCTTCGTGTCCAACGTGTCGAACAGGTTCACCAATCGCTGGAACTGGTTGTTGACGCCGCGAAGGCCGGTGGCCCCGTAGAGCATGCCGTCGATGAGCTTGCCCATGTCCGTAGCGTGCAATCTTGCGTAGATCTCCACGCTGCGGGGACGGGTCAGGTACATGAGGTGGGCGGAAGCCGCAGCGGACTTGAGGTCGAGGTCCATCTCCAGCTTGTCGTGGTCGTTCTGGAAATCACGGGCCTTGCGCCGCGCCTCGCTCACATCGAGATCGAGGTTCGCGACGTATTTGAAGTCCTTGTCACGTCCGGCGAGATGGCCGGCTGTGTTCATGCGGTCGATGGCCTGCCTGTAGGAGTCCTCTATCTCCTTGGGCAGGTTCACGTAACGGCGGCGAAGGTCGTCCAGCTCGCGTTTGAGCTTGTCCGCGCCGTCCGTGTAGAACTTGACGCGGGCTTCCTTGCGGTTCAGCTCGTCGGTCTTGCGGGCCACGTTCTCGAGGTCGGAAACGACCTTCGCGTAACGGTCGATGTCGATGCGAATCTTCGCGCCCGGATCGTTTTCAAGCTGTTTGATATCGCGCCTGATGCGGGCGATGGCGAGGTTGGCCTCTTTCATCTCCACGACGTTCGAACCCAACGGTTTGAACTTGAGAATCGCGTCCTGCAGGGTGCGGATACGACGCTTCGTCTTATCCAGCACGTTGATTTGCCGGTCACCGTACTTGCGGGTGAGCGTGGACGTCTTGTCCATCGCGTCGCCGTACTGCTTCACCAGCGTCTTGTTGTGCTTGAACTTGGCGGAACTCGTATCGACCGAACGGTTGAACTTCTGGAAGGAACGGTTGGCTGCTTCGACCCTCTGACGCAGGGAACGCAGGTCGCGCAGCTGCTTGGTCAGATCGACCTTCGGGGAGATGTCACGCTCCTCGATATCCTGCACGGCCTTGCGCAGCGCGCTCGTATCGCCTCGCACCTCGACGGTCTTGGAGAGACGGTCGTTGTTGATGCGCCGTTTCGCCGCCGTCCAGTTCGCATCGTCCACGTCGATGTTCAGCGGAATGGTGAGATCGTCATCCGCGTACTTGGCGAGCTTGCGGCGCAGTTCGAAACCGAACTCCGTGGTGTCCGGGTAGATGCTGATGCCAACGGCACCGCCCTCGTATATTGCCATCGGCGAACCTCTTTTCGGTTATCAGGAGGAGAACAGGGCCTTTATCGAATCGAGGCTCGCCTCGACCGGTTTTTTCGGCTGCTCCGTGTCCGGGGGAAGAATCGGCGTGAACTCGGGGTGCTTGCCGTTCTTGGTTTCCATGAGCCCGCACGTCAACGCGCCCACATGGTTGAAAATGCCCAACAGGAGGCTCGTGTCCTGCGAATAACGGTGATAGGAGAGCATGCGCCGTGATTCGCCCTCATCGGCGGTCTCGGATCGCATGGGATGGTTCAGCAGCCATTCGCGGTACAGGGACTCGTCATAACCCGACAAACCCTGCAGGAGTCTTACGAGAAACCCGCCGTCATACTCGTGGATGGCGGCGGGCATATCAAGGTTGTAGAAGCGTCTGAAGTCGCAGGTCAGTTCGACCGGGCAGTTTCGGTAGGCGTCCTCGACGCTTCGGATTTTCCCAGTTCGACCCTGTAGAACATGCTCAGGGCAAGGAACGCTGAGAACAGGACGTTGCCGTCACGGCCCGTGGCCCACTGTTCGTAAGCCTTCTCGTCCTTGGCAAGACCCTTGTAGAAATCATTGGAGATGGATACGACGCGGGCGACGAGCAGGGCTGCGTCCATCGGATCATCCTTGGCGTCGAGCCCCGGCATCTGAGTGTCGAGAAGCGTGAGAAGCACCGTGAAATCAGCGGACTGCTCCGCGTTGAAGTCGCGTGCGGGAACCAGCTCTGGAAGCCCCTTCAACTCCGGGTATTCCTCGACAAGCTGGCCGAAAGTTTCGGGAAACTCCTTCTTCGGAGTCTCGGTGTCGTTTTTCTTGGCGGTCATTGCCGTCCTCCTATCCGTGAAACCCTATCCGTGAATGAAGAATCCCCATACGGCCCGGATAGGAGAACCGTATGGGGATGAATCAATGTCAGGCGGTGGGAGCCGGCAGCTTCACCCCGCCGAGAGTGGAAGACTGGCCCGCGAGCCGGATATCCTTGCCAGCCTCGACTGTGGCTGGCGGGTCTCCACCATCCGCAGCGCGGATGGCTGCGGACCCTACTTGAAATCCTCCGGACTGAACAGCGCGTAGCCTCCAGTCTCACCGTTCGGGCCCTTCTTCAGGGCGTCGGTGGACTTGACCACCGCGTTGAAGCTGAACTCGGCGAACTCGTCGCCGGTCAGGTCGATGGTGTCGAACGTGAAATCGGTCTCCGGCAGATACAAGCCGAAACTCAGCTTGTCGCCGTCATCGTAGGCGAGGACGAACAAGGCGAGCTTCTGCACGATCGGCTTGATGGGCACGATCACGCCGCCGTGGTCACCATCCCAGCCGCCGGTGACCTTCTTCAACGTCGCCTTGTCTCCCTGGACGCTGGCGCCGCTGACGGTGATGGTCGGGGCTTCGGTGGAAGTGCGTGCGGCGGCCATCAGCCACGTGTCGATGGTGGTGGTGTCGCCGCCGTCCTTGCTGAAGCTGATCTTGTTGGAATTGGACGTGTGGCCGAGATTATCCCAAACGGGAGTGTCCGCGGTGCCGACCTTCACACTACCGGAGTTCAACAGAAACTGTTTGACGCCGGCAGTCGGGATGGTGGTCTTGGCCGGGGCCGTGAACACGGTTCCTCGCGCGGCCTGAAGCAGCGCATCGCCGTTAATAGCCATGATGGTTCCTTTCGGATATTGGATTTGGGTAAAAGAAAAGGGCCGGCCATGTGGCCGACCCCTGTAGGTCAGATGAGGTCCCGCGCGTCCATTGATGCGTCGAAACCGTATTCCTTGATGTTCTTGCCTTGGTTCTCCTTGGCGTCGCTGCGACGCTGTGGGGAATCAATGCTGTTGATGCGGCTTATCTTGCCCGCCGAGGTCTTCTCCTCGAACGGCCATCCCATGACGGTGCGGTACAGGTCGCGGGCAAAACCGCTCGGATTGTTCGTGTCGGCGGCGAGAACGGTGAACGATACGGTGAACCGCCACAAGCCCCTGTCAACCTGTTGGCCGGGAGACACCTCATAGAGAATCACCCGGCCGTTCTCGGTCACGGCGTTCAGGTCGAGGTCGATTTCGCTGTACACTGCGACCGACGCCCAATCCTCGTTCGGATATTCACGGTTCAACAGTTCGTAGACGACCTGTTCGGCGTCGATGCTTTCCCTCACATCGATGGCGAGGTGTTTGAAGATGTTGTCCATGACGGCCTACACCTTCAGCTTCGACGCAACGTTGCGCATGGAATGCATGCCGACCAAACGACGTCCGGCACGATTGTTGACGTAACCGAACTCCAAATGCGAGGCGATTTCCGTTCCCTCACGGCCTTTGACGCTGAGAACGACCGAATGGTCCTGCGCATGGCCGGGGCGGACGGAGACGTCGATGCGATCCGTCAAGTCCGCTCGCGCCACCGCATGATTACGGTCGTCAACCGTTCCAACCCCCATCTGCGTTTTGACCATGACGGCCGCTTTCTCGGCTGCGGCGAGGGTTATCGAGGGGCCGAACATGAGCGCCACGTCACGGCCTATCCTCGGTCTGATGGTCACGCGGCCCATCGGCGCCCACCTCCTTCGACCATACGGGTTCGGGAATGCCACCGGGCACGTAGCCGCCGATGACCACGCGACGGCAGCGAACCTCCCAATGCTGGGAAAGCACGCTGCCGCTGCCACGCCATGTCGGATAGCCATCGGCGTCATACCAGTCGCCCTTGTACCAGATACGCGAATGAATATCACCGGGCCACTGGCGTGCGAGAATCTGCAAGGGCGTGACCTCCTGAAGGCCCCCGCCGTTCTGCCCGGAAGGACTCTTGTCCTCGGCACCACTGATGGAGAACATGCCGGCCTGCTGCGCCCGGCCTTCGACCGAACACACGACCTTCACCGGGTCGCCGACCTGCTCGTGATAGCCTCCATGCGCGTCCTGCACATGACGACGGTTGACCACGATCACGTAATCCGTATCGAACAACTGTTGGACGCCATGGCCGGTCAATTCCGTACGGTCGTACAGGTGACCTCCGCCCAGCTCGTCGATGTCCACCCCGTCGTAGAGGTGGCCCATGTCATAGGTCTCCATAAGCGCCTCACATGCCGTAGGCGCGGTCGAGACCCATATGCACGGTACCCATCGGGCCCATCGAGTCGGAATGGCCTTCCAACAGTGCTTTCTCACGTTTCGACACGTACAGGTTCATGGAACCGTCCTTGCCGGGCGGATTGTCCTGCGCATCGAAGTTCGTATACGAGTAGCTGCCGTTCGATTCGGTCTTGAACTGCCGGTAGCGGACGACACGCAACACCATCTGGCTCACCACATAGCCAAGCGTGCGCTCCTTCAACAGGCCGTTCTGATAACGCGGGGCCACGTTCTGGCATTCAGCCTGAACCATGTCGGCAGCGACCCCGCACTCATTGAGCAGCCATGCGTTGGGAAACCGGTCAAGGAGAAGGTCGGGCTGGTCGAGCGCGTTGACACGCAACCATTTCAGCCAGTTGATGGAATCGATGGAAGCCACGACCCCTCCTTACTATCCGAGGACGGAAGCCTTCGCGGTGCTGACGGCCTCCTGCAGGATCGGCATCATCGTGCCGTTGGCCCACAGGTCGTACTTGACCGGGGCGCCACCGGAGAACATGGCTCCGATGAAACCGTCGTTCACGCTCTTGTTGATGCCGTATTCGGGATCCTGTCCTTCTGCTGTCGGGCCGGAGGCGGTGAAACCAAGACCCGTATCGTTGAACGACGGGAACATGATGAACGTGCCGTTGGGGATCAGCGTGTTCGTGTCCACCGGCATCTTGAAGCCGTTGTTGACCTCAAGGTCGGTGTACAGCACGTCGATCATGCGCACGTCGGCGAGGCCGCAGGCGGTACGCAGCACGTCCAGCACTTCGGCGCGGGTCAGGCGCGGCTTCGAATTGGCAAGGGAAACGCCCGTGTATTCGGTGATGAACGACTCGTTGGTGCGCAGCGCGTCGATGACCTTGCTGGTGGTCAGCGCGGCACCCGGAGTACGGCCACGCTCCTTCTTGATGGCGTCCACCCACTTCTGCACGTCGGTGACCGGATCGGACTTCACGTCCGACCAGACTTTGGCGGGAGTGAGCTTGGAGATGCTGGTCGGACGGTCGAACGTCCACGTGTTGGCCTTCAGGCCGTTCTCCTCGACGGTGATCTTCGCGTCCACCATGGCGGCGATGCGGGCCAGTTCGATGCGTACGGCGGCTTCCTGGCCCAACTGGGTGAGGATTTCCACGGCCTTGTCATGCAGCCACGTGGAATCGCCCGTGTGGTTGATGACGTCGCGTTCGGAGATGTGGCCCATCTTCGACAGCGGGATAAGGCCCGTGTAGTTCTCGCCGGACTGGGCGACGGTCTTGCCGTGAGCGGCCTCCGCGTCCCAGGCGCGGAACTTCATGGCGTCGGTCTCCTTCGGCGGGATGATCTTCTGCCACGTCACCGTGTCCTTGCCGTCATTCGACTTGACGGGGAACACGGAGCCGAACGGCAGCAGGCCGTCGATGAAATCGAAGCCGGACTGCACCACACCCGACGCCTCGGACGGGCTGATGATGTTCTTTTCCAGGGTTCCACTCATTGAGGGTTCCTTTCAGATATACGAAAGCCCGCCACAATGGGCGGGCTTATAAGGGTTGTTGGATTGGTTACTTGGCGATGCCGGATGCCTTGAGTGCGGTCACGATGTCCGCCGCGCTGGCGCCCGCCGCGATGGTCACCTGCTTGACGCCGCCGAGCGCGTTCGCCGTGGCGGCGGCCAGCGTGTAGGCGGGGGGAATCGTCGGCTTGTCCTTCAGGCTGTTGTAGGAGCCGTCGAAATTCGAGTTGCCGGTGCCGGCGCCGATGGCGGTGCGAGCTGCGGCGGCATCGTTGGCGGTCAGGATGCTGCGGCCGACGGTGGAGGCGTCGGTGATGTTCGCCGCGGTGACCGTTGCTGGAACCGTGATGTTGGAGATGGCCGAAGCGTTGGACAGCGGGGTGACGGTATCGTCCTCGATGTCGAAGAAGCTGCCGCCCCACACCGCGCCGTCGGCGGGAACGACCGGCAGCTTGCTCTTGATGATGTCACCACGGTAGCGCATGCCGACGTTCGCACCGTTGACCACATCCCAGCCGCCGAACGTGACGCTGATCTCCACCATGCTTTCCAGCAGGCCGGCGATCTTGTTCTGACGGCCATCGGTAGCATTCGGGTCATACGGGCCGTATTCGCCGCTGGCGGTGATCTTGGCCAGCGGGATGCCGCTCTTGATCCAGATGGTCGTGGCCTTGTCGCCCAGGCCGGTCAGGTATTTGTCGCGCTTCGTCTTGTCGTTCACGTTGAACGTGGACAGGTCGAGGGTGACGCTCACGGTGCCGTCATCGGTGTGGTTGCCGAAACGCCACTCGTTGTTCTCCTCCACGGTCACGATGCCGGTGGAGCGCACATTCTCGTATGCCATGTGCTTTTCCTTTCGATTGAATGTTTGTGGTTACTTGGCGGAGCGGGCTTGGCGCCTCTGCTCCTGACGTGCCTTGGCGGCGGCGTATCCGTCTGCGTATGTGCCGGAACGAATCTTCGGGGTTCCCTCGCCACGGGTGCGTGCCCCCTGTTCGGCCTTCTCGCGGACGGGTTCGGATTTCGTCGGAGCCGCGACCGGGTTGAGCGCCGCGTACTTCTCGGCCCATTCGGAAATCTTCTCCGGTTCGGTCTCGCCGCACAGGGCGAACACGTCGTCGCTGATTTGCGGGTGGGCCTTCTGGGCCTTCATACGCGCGTTCTCCACCTGCAAGTCATGCAGCTGGCTCTGGGACTCCTCGTAGGCGGCTTCGGTCTTGCGAAGCTGCTCGTAGTTGTCCTTGGCCTGCTTCTCATGCTTGCGGGACAATGCCTTCCAGTCGGGACCGTTTTCCGTCTCATCGACACTGTTCGCGGCAAGTTTCTCGGCGGTCACTGCGTTGGCGATGATGCTCTGTGGGGTCACGCTGTTAGCGGCGGACATGGCAGCGATGACGGGACCAGTGATCGAGCTGTTCGCGGTGGAAACCGTGCCGGTGTTGGCCGTGACGGTCTGGCCGGCGTTCTGAGAACCGTCCGTGACGGTCTGATTCTCCTGATTGTTAGCCATGATGGCCTTTCTGTGTCAGGCAGCGGTGCCGAGCATCGACTGCACTTGGTTAAGCAGGGCACGTTGGTATGCCCATGATTGCCTCAGATGGATTGACGGCTTGAACCTGTAGGTTCGGCCCTCGTATCTGAAGGAGACTTCCTTGCCGGTGTCGGACACCTGCTTGTAGCGTTTGGAGAACTCGATCGCACGGTCCTTCATCCGCTGGAACTGCTGGAGCGTGGTTTTCCGGTCCGGCGTGGTCCACTTGTCGGAATCCTTGCCGGGAACCGAATTGGGTGTATCCCTCGCGTCCTGCGCCATGAGAATCGGGCCGAGCTCGCCGTGCGTGATGGTCTTGACTCTCACGTTCTTCAACGCCGCCGCAGTGGTGCCTCCGGCCTGTTCGTAGAGCTTTTTGAGATCGTCGGAGTTCAATTGGAATCCGGGATCATAATCGGAGCCTGCCGGGGCGACGCCGCACTTGCAGTTCGCGTGCAGGGGGAGCAGGGCTGCGGTCGAATACCATCGGTCTGCGGCGGCTATGCACAGGCCGCACGAGCCGGAACGGGAAAGCTCCGGGTGAAGCACTCTGCGGTATTCGAGCACCTTGCTGCCCCGATACCGGCCCAATGTGGCGTCTGTGGAGGCGCGCTCCACGTCATCCCAGACGTTGGTCTGCAATCGTTGCAACGCGGATTGCAGCCACTTGTTGACCTCATCGAACAGCTCATCGCCCTTCTTGGGCCATGTCTCCGGCCTTATATCGGGGTTCTTGACGGCTTCGCCGCGATACGATTCGGCGGGGCGCGCGGCCACAAGCCACGGGTCGGTGTTGACCCTCGGATAGACGAGCTGCTGCACATTGCCGGCGGGAGCGACGCCCACCATGCGCAGCGTCTGGTCGGCGTAGCTGACGCCCAGCCTGCGCACCTGGCCTATCAGGGCGAGTTCCAGCAATGCGAGCCTCGCGGCTGCGCCGTAGGTCACGGCGTCGTTCCACCAGTCGGCTGGCGTGAGGCTGAGCCACATGGTGCGGGCCAGCCTCACGTACTCGTTGACGAGCCTCTGACGCGAGGATTGGAGCGCGTTGGACGCGACCTCCAAGGTCATGACGGCCATCATTCACCGTCCACGGTCGGAGGTTCATCCGCCTGCACCACGTCGTTTTCACTCGTGGTATCGGTGAACGCGAGAGAATCCGTCTCGTCGGGCAGAACACCCGCCGACTGCTGCGCGGTCTTGCCTTCGATCATCGCGTTCTCGGAGGCCATGGCCTGAGCGAACTGCGTGTCCATGAGGTCCTGCATGGCCTCGGCTATCTCAATCTCGGTCATGCCGTAGCTGCGGCGCATGTTCGTCTTGACGGGAAGAATGCCCTTCGAATAGTTCGCAGCCTGAGCCTGCTCCAACTGGGATGGCGGGTTGATGGGCTTCCACACGGTCTCGAACCGTTCGCCTGCGGCACTGTTGCCATCGGCCTCCAACGCCATGCGCATGAGACGGGTGAACCCGTCATTGGCACGCGCGTTCATGTCCTCGACCTTGAACACCAGACCCTCGCGCTTCAGCTGTGCGCCTTCCGCGCTGCCGGAGACATCGGGGCTGAGAATATCCAACGGCGTTCCCGAGGAGGCGGCGAGATGCTTGATGTCGGAAGCCACGGCGGTGATGAGCGGATTGATGTCCGTGACGCCGGACTCCCAGAACTTAGCGTCACCGGGAACCAGCCACAATGCGTCGGGCCCCTGCTGGAACAGATCCTTGTAGTCGATCCGGTCCCCGGCCTGAGCCAATCCGTCACGCACCTGCGGGTCGGACTCCTTGTAGAACTGAGGCATGTTGCTCATCGACACGGCACGCTGTTTGAACGCCTGCAATTCCTGAATGCAGAAACGCTGGAACCGCTGCTGGTCGATGCTGCCCAATGTAGGGATATGCGGCTCGAACTGGCCCTTGCCGCCCGGCGCGTGCATGCGCACGATGGGAAGGCATTCGCATTTCTCCGCGAAATCATAGGAGCTTTCCGCACCGCCATCCCATTGGAACGTGGGTGACAGCGTTGGATGAATCTTGGAATCGTCGTTGGCGATGCCGTAGATCTCCTCCTCGTCACCTTCTTCAAGGAGGCTTCGGGAGTCGGTCTCGTTGTAGGCGATGCGGCAGTAGACGTCCTTCACGCTGCCGTCATCATTGCGTATCAGACGGTAGAGGGCGAGATATTCGCAGCCCTCGCTGGCCTTGTACCAGTAGTTGACCGCCGAATCCTCGTCCGAGGAGACGTACGTGTTCCACGGGCTGAGCACCGTGATATGCGATGGCAGCTTGTTCTTGTTGACCAGTGCGTAGGCGTTGCCGTATACGGCGAGATCGTGGAACATCTGACGGCTCTTCAATTCCATGCGGCACTGGGACCACATGTCGTCCGCCTTAGTGGAACGCATCGTCTTGTCGGCGATGAGCCGGAACCCGGTGGGCCGCTGGCGGTGTATCACCGCGTCGGCGATGGCCTTCGCCAAATCCAACTGGCAGATGGAGACGAACCTCTGGTAGACCGCGTAGCCGGACTGGTTGGTGCTTTTCGGAATCGACTTGACCGGCACCTGCTCCTTGCCGTCGTAGAACGTCTTCAACGTGCACAGGGTCGGAATACGGGATACGAGGCCGTTCGCCAGCTGGGTCAGCAGCATGGCATCGCCGTCAGGCTCCTCGTCGCCGGGGATAAGGCTCTGCAGTTCGGCCAATGCGGCCTCCTTTCATCAGATTCACCAGACGCGCATGGGGGCGAACGACTCCTCTTCGTTGGAAACGGCGGCACCCAAGTAGATGTCGCGGGCACGGTAGGCGAGAAGCCCGGCCATGGCCGCGTCGATCTTATGGGGACTGTTCTGGGTCTCCTTGAACACGAGGTATCCTTCGGGCCTGTCCTTGCGGCGTCCGTTGCGGAAATGGTCGATGAGCCGAGGGTCGGCGAACAGTTGGATGTTCGTCACATCGGGCTCGTCGTATTTGGATACGGTTCTCATGGGCTCGTTGAACGCGGCGCGCATGGTCTTCAATTCACTCATCACGTCACGCTTGTAGCCGTTCATCGGGAAGCGGATATGCGAGCCGTTCGACCTCGGATACACCTGAAGCCTGTCGCCGTAATCCAATTCCCATTGCGCGATGTACGGCTCCCATTCGTCCGTGTCCGCGAACATGCCGACCACGTTGTAATGGTTGAACACCCAACGCACCCTGCCGTCGAACGAATCACGGTCAACACGCCATTTCGCGCCCTGAGGGCCGTCCGGCTTCTGCTCCAATTTGATGAGGAACAGCATGCCGTCACGCACCCTGCAACCCACCAACGCGGTGGAATCATCGGACACGGAGCCATCGAAGCCCAACGTGATTTCATCGGTGTCGGAGACCACCTGCCGCCAAGCGTCGTTCAACCGGTTCAGGTCACGAGAGGCGATGGCCTTGTCCACAATGTCACGATGAACCGCATGCGATTTGATCATGTCCTCGGTCAGCCACGCATCCACAGCGGAAGCCAGCGAGTTCAAGTAGAACCTGATCGCGTTGTTCGGATCATATGCGGGGTCGAGAATCTTCTTCACGGTTCGCCGCAGATCGCACCAACCGTACTTCGAGGGGCCGGGCTCCACGCCCTCGTCCCTCAACGACCAGCCTTCGGCGGAACGCCCATCGGGGCCGACCGGCACCATGCGCCCATCGGGAAGGAAGATGTAATCCTTGCCGTCAGGTGATTTCATCGCGGAACCGTACGCCTCGTAGATCGCATGCTCAAGCTTCTCGTCGTCGGCGAAATCATCCAACGCCAAGTCGGCGTAACGATGGTCGAACAGCAGGTCCTCCCAGCCACGCAGACGGCCCTCCATGAGATCATGCGCGGTCTTGAACGCGCGTTCGGCCACGCTGTCCTCGCCCGGCTGATACATGGTCGTGGTCATCAGATACCACGGGTCTGCGGCGACGCCACGCTTCGTGAGATTCTGGGTCATGATGTCGAACAGGTCACGCAGACGCTTGTTGTTGTACTGGTGAACCTCGTCGAAGCACACGAACGTCTGCAGACCACCGTCCTTGCTTCGCGCGGCGGCTGTCGAGTATCGAATCTCCATGCCGGTCTTGGGCCACAGGATACGGGTCTTGCCCGCGTCCATGCCATCACCGGCCAAAAATCGCAGATAGCCTTCGGTGCAGTTGTAGTAGATGGTGTCGTAAACCTCGCCAGTCTGCTCCTCAGCTGTAGCCAAGCAGACCACGAGCGGCGATTTCACCGGACGGCCCATCGGCTCGCCCTTGCGATACGTATAGGTCTTGCCAAGAAACGTGTAGGTTTCCCCGCCTTTCGCCCAACCAGCGAACCGGCACGGGCCGAAAGCCTCGAACATCGCTATCTCGGCGGCGAAACCGCTCTTGTTGCAGCCTTTTGGACGTGCGAGGAACACCTGTCCGAACCTGCGCCGCCCATTACGGTCAAGCGCATAGCAGTCGATGATGAACTGGAAGTATTCGGGGGAGTGGCGGATACGCATGCCCTTCGCGTCTCCGCGCCCGATGAGCGTGAACGTCTCAATCCACCACACCGCCAGACGGCCCAGCGAACGCTGCCTGTCCTTCGCTGTCAGCTTGGGAATGACGTCATGCATCAGAGCACCGCCCGCGCACGATCATCGAAATCGTTGTTCGGGTCATCGGGAATCTGGAAGCCCACGATCCCAGCGGCCATGTCGTTGGCCTGCGACTCCTCCATCTTCAGTTTGCGTTTAGCGTCGGGGGTATCACCATACTGGTTCATGGACTGGCGCATCTCCGGGGCCAGGCCGTCATAGGAGCGTTTCTTGATGCTCTTGTCCATGACGGCCAGCTTGTAGAAGAAATTCCACCACTCCCATTTCGTGCGCAACTGGCGCGCCTGAGGGGTGCGGCGGAAAGCGTCATAGTATTTGCGGACGAATGGGCTCCACACGCCGTCAAGAAGATTCAGTTCGGAAGCGTCCGGTAGTTCGGGGCCGATGGGCTCCAATTCCTCGAATGTCCAATCCTCCGGCACCTCGGCCAGCGGCGCTCCGACCTCATAGCCGCCACCCGTCTTGGGCTTCGCCGCCTTCCTTCCGTTCCCAGCCATGACTCACCAGCTTTCGGCCCATGACGGGCTTCGTTCTGCAGAAGGCGCGTCAGACGTGGCGTCGCACGCACCTGTAATGGAAAATCGCCCGATTCTCGAACGATGGCTCACCACCGTCCTCGGGCGGGACAATCCACGCGGGAGTACCGGCGTCCGGACTGTCAATGTCTTTTGAAACAGGCTTGCCGCACCCCTTGCAAGTGCCATCACACTTGGCCCAGATATCAGCCTCCGTGAAAGCCCCATACGTCATGCTCCGCACAGGCTCGGGAGTCAAAGGCTCCGATTCGATAATCGGATTGGGGGCACTGGCCAATGTTGTATACGGGTGCTTCGCCCGAAACCGTTGAAACCGCTTGCGACAAGTAGGGGAACAGAAAATCTTCGAGCATCGGGTCAACTGGAACGCCATACCGCACATCGGACACACACGGGCACGGATAGGCGTCACCGGCCTACCGGAATAAGCCTTGCGATTGTAATGGCTACGGCACAATCCATCGGCCGCGGCAAGCTCGCCGCAACCCGTTACGAGACAGTCCGTCGATACGCCGGATGCGAATACCATTCCTCTTCCTTCCGACGCTCCCTGTTCTTACGACGCTGTTCGGCGGACTCCTGACAGGTTTTCTGCTCGTGATGGTATTGGCACAGGGATTGCAGGTTCTCGGAGGAGTCATCGTCATGCGACGGGTTGCGAACCTTGTGATCCACTTGATTGGCCGGACGGCCACAGATATGAGTGAAACCGAACTCGTCGGTCACCGGCCACTGGCAGCGATGATGGTCGCGCTCCAATATCAGCTTGCGAGTCCGCTCCCAACCCGGATTGAACCGTTCCCTGCGATTCGAACTCGACCAAGCCATGACGACTCCTTGATAAAGGGGACGGTGCCGTCCGTTGCGCAGCATAAGCAGCGAGAGAAAGGACGTGTTCTGCGGTCGGACGGCACCTAGAGGCAATGGCCGGACTCGAACCGGCGACCTGACGCTTACGAGGCGTCCGCTCCACCAAACTGAGCTACAATGCCATGCCTCCCACTAGAGGAAGGCTATTCAGTTATTGCCGTACGGCATGGCGTGAAGCCGCCGCCGGCGACTGGCGATGACTGAGAAGCTGTCACCGCCAAGAGCTGCCTCTTCTCAAGGCATCGCATACCCGGGAAGAATCGAACTTCCGTAACCGGTTTTGGAGACCGGTGCCTGAACCACTCGGCCACGGGCATATAGGTCGTAATATTTCGCTCGTCAGACGTCCGACCAGCCGTCTCCGCGGAGAGAGTGGGAGTCGAACCCACACGCCCGTAAGGGCAGACTGTTTTCGGAACAGTTGCCGCCGCCAATCGGCTGGCCTCTCCAAATCTCGCAATGCGCCGCACGAATATAATGCGACGATCTCCGGGCGCTACCCGACGTTCTCTGCGACCGGGACCCCTAGGTATTCAGCCCCAGTCCTAACAACCAGATATTTGGCACTACATTGCGATTGTGGCGGCAGGGAGAATCGAACTCCCATTGCCAAAGGCAGTCGGGTTACAGCCGACGCGCACTCCACGTGCCTACCGCCAGACCCCGATTGTGGCGCGACCCGTAGGTCATCCACCCCCAGCCCCTACGTAGCAGACCAGATCGGGAAAACAAAGGCCGCTTCATAGAAACGACCCAGGAAACTCCTTCTACGACATGTAGATGAGCTAAGAATTGCGAGGTGGTGGATTGCGTTTTACCACCAACGCCGAGCATGTGATGCACTAACCGTGTACCGCTGTAGCGTTCCTCGTCACACTTCCCCCGCTAAAGGGTGCCGCTAAGCCGTGACGCAGCCTTAACCCGGCATACATGCAATCCGGGTTTATTCAGCCAACCTCATAAAGCACCAAGGGAGCGACCCTCGATACTTCGCGGACGGTGCGAGATTCGAACTCGCGGAACGCCAAAACGACGTTCGGCGGCTTAGCAAGCCACTGCAATCAACCGGACTCTGCCAACCGTCCACACCGCGCCCCGGTTCAAGAAACGACACCAACACTGTCTGTTGATGTGATCTAAAGGCACGGCAAAAACAAAACCCCGACGCCAATGGCATACGGGGTGAATAATAATTTGTCAGGAATCTGAACCTTGCTCCAATCCCCGACAATCCATCTACACGACAGTTTACTCATAACAAGCGTTGCAACAAGCGTTGCACAGAAACCGGAAAAGACCACAGCCCGAAAACCGTTGCAATCATTGGTGCGACACACCATGTCACGCTAATTCAAAAAAGTCTGGGAGCGGCATTCACGGGCGAAACCAGACACCTAGCGGCCAAATGTTTAATGGGTGCCGGTACCCCTCTCCGCCCCTATATAGGCGTGTCGTGGTGGGGTGTGGTGGTATACGCGCGGCCGTATGTGGTTGCGAGTATGGCCGTGGCCGTGGCCGTGACGCGGCTATCCGTGTTGCCTAAGCGTGAGCGTGACGTGAGTATGACGTGGTGATCGTACTGTACGGCCGTCCTGGCCGTCTCGTGTCCCTCTCCGTCTATCCGTCCGTGTGAGTCCGTCACGTGGTGGTTTGCCTCTATGTCATGCTTGTGCGTGGGTGGAGAATGATAGTCGTGTGGTGTGGTTTGTCAAACTTGGCGTGTCGTGGCTTAGGTTTGCGATGTTGAGTGTGGTGGGCTCGGGTTTTGTTCCCGATATTTCTTATTGAGAATATTCTCGTTAAACCTTTATTTGGTATATAAGGTATATACCCGCGATTTTACGTCGTGAATCGTAAGTTTCGACACGCCGAGTGAAGCTAGTGTTTGCAATGGTTTACGGGTGGTTCAATCGCTACTGACTTGCGTTCCAGTATTGGACCGCGTATAGTGATAGCCATCAACCACGGAACACCAAGAAAGGAACCCCGAGATGAACACCACGGAGATTAAAGCCAAAGCCTTTAGAGCGGCGGTAGACCTGGCCACGGTATGCAAGCCCTGCACCTATGACAACGTGCTGGACATCACGGCCATAGCCCTCGGTATCGAGATGGACGACAACGAGGAATACCCCGCCGAGCTCTACCGCAAGTTTGACCGAGTGTGGGCCGAGCTCAACTACTGACAGCGCCGCCGATAGGCGGGTACTGGGTTCGAGTCCCAGCGGCGCACGAAGTCCCGGTGATAGGTGAGAGCTATCCCGAGTGACATGAGAGTTTGAGAATTGAATAGTGTTACCGATACCCAGTCAAGGACTGGTGAGGGATAATGAAGCAAGGCAGAGGTCTTGCGAGTAGTGCGGGGGCCGCTGAGAGAACGCGGCGCGATGGCATCAGAAACTCCGTCTGCGAATAAGCCAAAGGTATAATTAGGCCCACTGAAACAGATAGCGAGGTGGGCCATGGACTACAGGGAATTGCAAGACAGCAAGAATCTGGATAATCAACAGTTAGCCGATAAAATCGGCATACCTCGTACCACGGTATCCAAGTACAAGAATGGGCATCTCGATACAAAAAACATGACGTTAGAGATGGCCGTTAAATGGTTACGTGCGTTGGGGCGGCGCAAGATGGCTAACGATTTATCCGAGATGTTTGCGCTTGCTGAGGCTCCTAGTGAGCCGAAAGAAAGCGCCGCCGAGTAGGCGGGCGCGTGCCCTATGAATCTTTGCGTAGGCCGGTTAGCGGCTTAATCGGGTGCAAGTCCCGACTACGCACGACGGTGGCTAGAATCTAGTCGCCTGAACGTAAATGCCCCATGAGTACCGCAAATACTCATGGGGCTGACCTTTATCTAGCTGAAAGGCGGTACCATTGTACCGCCTCACATGGAAGTGAGGACTATCATGCGTAAGAAGTTTGTTGCGGCTGTTGCCGCGTTCGCCGCCCTGTGCGGCATGGTGTCGGTTCCAGCCAATGCCGCCGAGACTACTCAGCCTATCCGTGAGGACGTTACCCCTCACGTGCTGGTTCCGATACCAGTGCCGGAATCCGAGCCGGTCAGTGAGCCGGAACCGGTGAATGTTGACGCTCTCGCCGCCGCTGTTATCCGTGGTGAGTACGGTGACGGTGAGGCGAGGCGTGCCGCTCTCGGTGATAATTATGACGCTGTACAAGCGCGGGTTAACGAGTTGGTGCCGGTTGCCGCGCCGGTTGTCAGCCAGTCGGTACAGTCCGCGCCGGCGCAGTCGGTGCCCCAGGCCGCGCCGCGATCCTACACATTTGAGGACGTCTACAATCTTGCCGTCAACTCGCCCTACTGCGAGCTCGAAGACGGTTCCGACCTGCCGCAGTGCTATTGGCATGACGGTGCGGGCGACGGGAGCGAACCGCCTTACACGGATATCGTCTATATGCCTGACGGTTACGGGTACCAAGCTCATGAGGACACCATGACGGTGAGCGTATTCGCGCGTAACCCGTGGCTGTGACCTTTTACATGTCGGGCGGCATTCTCCGCCCAAGTTCATTCAGTCGCGCGGCTGTCTCCGCGCTTCATCAATTCAAGGGAGATTCAACAATGTCTATCGAGGAAATGTGGGACGCGCTAAAAGATGATTACGGTGTGTCCGAGCAGACTTTGCAAGTTGTCACCAATATCAACGGCTACAGTACCGACACCATGCATGACGTGCTGTATGCGGTAGCCGCCGAACGTCACTTCGATGGCGAGGTGGCATGATGGCACGCTATCATTACGCTTTCTACTGGACTTACGGTGTCGGCAAAAAATGGGATGACGGGTCATGGCCGGGGTATCTCATGGTGTTTGATTCGAGGGCTGAGCGTGACGCTTGGGTTGCCGACGACGTTTTTGATGGCAACTGGCATCGTGAGGCCATCACGGCAAAAGAGGCGCGTCATATCATGGCGGACACGGTTATCGGTTGCGACAACGATATGGCCGTCCGGTACGACCGTAGTCGGTCGGCTGTTGAACGGTATGCTTCGACTGTCGAACTGGTCAGGGCATGGCGGCGTGTTGACATGCAGCATAACCCGGCCGCGTATTACGCGGATTGATTGCCGTGATCGACCACTGGGGACTCGGCTACATGGTGCGAGTCCGTCGTTAAATAATTCGTTTCGGGGCATGGCGTTGTGGCTATGCCCCTTTGTTTTAGGGAGTTTTGAAATGAAGATTTACGCTGATGAAATTAAGGCCATGGTGGAACGTGTTGACGCGAAACTAGCGCCGTTATGTGATTATGGGGGATTTAAGCCTTATGAGGGTATCTACCGGTTGGGCGACTGGGGGTATGTGACCGAAACCGAATACAACAAGGCCTTCGAGAGTGAAGCTGGCTGGGCCCAGGACGCTTATATTTTGGACAGCAACGGTGTAAGTCGCGCTACTATCTGCCATCTGATTAACGAGGATGATGACGGTAAGGCAATCTCTGATTACATCAACGAGTGTTTTGACAACGACCAAATGGACAATGTTTTCTACACTGAAGCCACTGAGGATGGCGAGTGTTGAGAGTCCATCATGTTCTGCTTGTGGCCGCGCTAGTCGCGGCCATTCTCTTTCTCAGGTGGGTTGGTTTTATCCAGCCGACTCCCCAATGTTCCACGCCTTACGGCGTTGATGATACCGCCACTTGCGTGTATGGCGATTACGCCTATCACCGTGGCGTGCAAATCTGACAATCGATTTTTTGAAGTGAGGTAAATTCCGATGAAGAAACTTGCTAATGATCCGTCGCGTAACGTGAATGCCGTAAGCGGCATGTGGGTACGACTACGCAAGGACGGCTCGAAATACGACGTGAGGTATGTCAACGCTAGGGTGAAACGAGTCTGGTCGTTGTCCCAAACGTCCGAGGGTACCGCGTGGAACGTTCAGTCCAGGGGAGTCCAGTATGAGGATTTTCTGAACGGCATGAAGTCAAGTTCGGTTGACCTTGAGCATGGCTGGTTGCTGGTGCCTGACTCGGAACGATGTGGAATCGTTCGGGTGCCGGTGCCTACCGGTATGGACGCGAAACGTGTGGCCGCCATTAAGGCTGATCCGCTGGTTGATATGAACTGGCGCAATGATGGCGAACGGTTCCTGAGCGGCGTTCACTGGCCGGTGCCTGTACCTGTTGAAGATGAGAGCAAGTGGGCTGGTGAGGATGAGTTTCTGGATGATGAGCCGGCGCCGATTACTCAGGAGATTGCTGAAGTCCCGCCCAAGGTCAACACGTTTGCCGTGTCCTACGCGACTCTGCCTGACCTGATGATGGCTAAGGAATGCCCGGAACTGCAAGGTTTGGGCCATATCAAGGCGTTCCGTACCAGCAAGGGTAAAAAGGTGGCGTACATCGCTTCGGCCAACGGCAAATGCGTAGTCGCCTACCGTGCAAGGTATGAGCGTGGCGGTGACAAGCAGTTAGAACAGGCGGTGGCCGATTACGTGGCCGTTGCCCGTGACCTGTGGGCTAAGGCGGCGTGACATGAGCGAGCTGAGAGACATGGCCACGCGACTGTTGTTGAAGTCGGCGTGGGAAATGGCTGACGACAACGAAGATGAGCTATCCGCCGTGTTCGATGGTCAGCATGGTTTCACGGATGATTTACGCCGGCGTGCCATCGATACCCTGGAGGGTGTCGGCTGTATGCCCAGTACGCCGCCTGACCATGATGAAATGGAACGTTTGATAGCCGATTCCGGTTTGTCGTTGGACGTGCTGGATAAGAGAGCGCGTGAGATCTACGACTGCGGTTATTCCACCACGTATCAGCGTTATCAGACGGCTATCGTCATGCTTATCGATGATTTGCTGGGGGTGGATTGATGGAAATCAAAATACCTACGAGCAAGATTCGTGAGGTTATGGAGTCGTCGGGGGCCGTGTACACGCCGGATAATATCGCGGCGGTGCGCGCCAACATTCCACGGCATAAAACCGATTTGATACTGGCGGCGTTGAACGCGACGATCCTACCGGATTCACGGTTCGCGCTGCCACTGTTCTAAGGAGCTTTTCAAATGACCACTTACTATATGCAAGACAAGAATGACTATTACCGTTACACTCGAATCAGCAAGCCACGCGCCTACTGGGAGTGGCTGACCGACGCAGTGGAATGGCTGGTCAGCTGGCATGAGATCAACCCGTGCACGTTCCATCACTGCGGTTGGCGTTTCTGGCACTGGGTGTCCGCATGGGCCTACTGCGAGGCTATGGAAGGTGGCTATATTGCGGAGCAGTCCTATCTTGACTCATATTGCAAGGTGGAGTATTCCGACAATGGCCGTGTGGCGGTCATCCGCGCCTATTGATTCCTGCCGCCTGGCGTTTTCCTCACTTCCGCTGGGCGGCATCCCATACCTATAAACCAAACCAATACTTTTTAGGAGATTATTATGAGCGCCACTATCAAACTTACGTTGAGCGACTACAGCGTCCGAGAACGCTTGGACGGCTGGTGGCGTATCCCTACGGTCGCCCAATACTTGTATCCCAATGGCGAAACCCAACAGTTCATGAACATGCTGGACGAACTGGACGGCGTGGTACACGATACTGAGGCACAGTATGAAGACAGGTTCTCGTTCGATGATTACGCTGATTTTCTTGAGAGTCTGGCACCTGAATATCGCAGGGCGTTTCCCATCGCGCCGGACGGGTGGAAACACAAGGCGGGTGAGATTTACATCTACTGGTAAAAATTCGGATACTATTCTATCCCAATATGGTATATGATTGATACCATCTGTTAACCGTTAAGGAGGTTGTTATGGGTAAGCTGGTAGCCAATATCGATGATGATGTCAAGGCGCGTGCCGCCGCGCTCTACGATTCCATGGGCATGAGCCTGAGCACCGCCGTCAACATGTTCCTACGCCAGTCTCTGGTGGACAACGGGTTGCCGTTCAAGCCGACGCGGCACACGCCGGACGGTTATCCGGTGCCGCCTGTTCACAATGCATACATGTTCGAGCGTTCGGAGAAGGGCCATGTGATACTGCCCGCCGATTGGGATGATTCGGAGGATGATGTCTATGACCAGTACGCCAAGTGAACCGCGCCTGTATGACGTGTGGCTGATGTGGGTCGAGTTTCCCGACCATCCCGGTATCGGGAAGCCGCGTCCGGTGGTTATCACCGAGGTTGACGGTGATCTGGTGTCGGGTATCGTGGCGAAGATAACCGGCAACACTGATTGGGATGAGGCCGGTGACGTGCCGCTGCTCGACTGGAAGGCCGAGGGGCTGTTGAAGCCGTCACTCGTGCGCTGTTCGCAACGCTTCTACTTCAACAGGAGCGAACTGCTGCAATGGTTCGGACGACTCTCGTTGAGGGACGCGGAGCATGTTAACGACGGATTGGAAGCCACGTTGGACATTCCACCATACAGGCGGAGCGTATAGCCGTTATCGTTTTCATGGCCTCATGGACTTGTTCTATGAGGCCATTCTTATAGAAACCATCATTTAGAACCGCATCATAGGGCTTTCTATGGTGCGGTTTTCACATAAATCAGCATTTAGACGGGACTTTAGAGCGTTCTATTGTTCCGTCAATCGTTTTACCGAACAATACAAAGGAAGGTTTTGTCATGGAAGACAAGTTGGAGAATTTGCAGGCGTTGATTGAGGGCTCGGGGCTAGGGGATGTATGCCAAAAGGTGCGGGGCATGCCCGAGGCGCGGGTCCTGTGGGTATTGGATGGATATAAGGTTGATGGGTTGCCGTCCGGCCGTGAGTTTTTCGTCGAATGGGATTCGCTGGAGCACGTGCGACACCAGTTGAGGGAGCTTGCGGACGGCGGCTATGATGCCGGCGATGATGTGGCCCAGATGATGAATGACCTTGTGCCTGTCGATACGGCGTACAGTCGCATGCGCAAGGTCCGTGCCAGTTTGAAGTTTTTCGCCGCGATGGCGGAGGGCGACGGTATGGAGACCTACCGTATCTCCCAGCATGTCACGACAGTCGAATACCGGCAGGTCAAGGCCCCCAAGGGATTGACCTTCGCCGAACTGCGCGATTGGGTGGGGGAGAACGGTGACGGCGACCTATACGACGTTGACGATATCGGCAGTGACGTGTTCGCCGCCAGTCGCCAGGATGGTACGGAACTTGATTCCAGGGAGTCGGAATGATTACCGCTGTCTACCGTTATGAGCGTTTCGACCCGGCCACGAACACGGAACTGTGGCGACGCATACCCGGCTGGAGGTTGCGTCTCATGTGGCTTCAGGCATGGGTAAAGCGCGATAAGGCGGCTCGAATCTCATATCGGGCTTGGCTGTACGCGAATGCTTCGGGCGGCGGTCAATGGTTGGCCGCTGACATGTTGGACTGGAATCAGGAGGTAATCAAATGAGCATCGTATGCAAGACAATTAACACGACCGGCAAGCACCTGTATGGCGTCACGGTGGAAGCGTTTCTACGAAAGGGACTACCATATTTCAGTCTTATCGGATCACCGGACGCAAGCCTATCCGATACGCGAGAGCGTATCAAGGTCGGAATGCAAGCAAGCGGTATCACATGGCCCGACTGTCGCATCAACGTGAATCTTGCGCCGGCGTCAATGGGCAAGGCTGACGGAATTTGTGACCTTGCCATAGCGTTGGTGGTTCGAGGGCTGGCTGAATACAATAATAATCCAGATTATGATCTCCACGTCTACCTGGCTGGGCTTAGGGGGCTTGTGGCTATCGGCAAAATCAATGCCGATGGTGACGTGCATTCCACTCCCATTAGCGCCAAGGACGTAGTGGCCTACGCGGTTAAGCATGGCGCGAAGCGTGTCTTGGTGCCATACTCGAGCTTTCTGGACTATCTCAGCGTTGAGGATAGCGAGGCGACTGAGATTGATTCTTGCATTATAAAAGGCGTTGAAATTCTTGGCATTAAAAATCTGACCGAGGCTTTCTCAGTCGTTGACGGTTTCGGGAACGCCGGCAACTCGGATATCGGCGGTCTGAACGCCAAGCGTATGGAAGCTGCCTTGCATGAGGTGTGGAAATGGTATGACGAAGCGGGGGAGAGCGGGGAAAGCTATATGCTTGACCCGGATAATCTCGCCAAGTTCGCCGCCAACCTATGCAAGGAATACGAAAAACACTGATACACTGGAGGCCACGGGACTCTCTTGTGGCCTTCTGGGAATTAGCGAACCAAGTACAAGAGGCATGATGTTTCGTCATGCCCGAATATTCTTTCAGGAGGAACTATCATGTCCATCAAAACCACCATCGTCCACATGCCCAGCGGAAAATGGCGTTTGGAAACCCGTCAAGGCGCATGGCCGATAAACCGCAATTGGAATGGGTTCAACACGTGGCCGGAATACGATCACAAGCCTACGAAAGAGGAAGTGGATGTGTTCGCACGTGAACTGTTCAAGGCCATGTTCGGTGTGGAGCCGATATTCATTGGTATGGAAGATGACGAATACGAATACGATTCACGTGCCGGTCTTTGACGGATAAGTGGAAAACGTGGGCCCGATTATACGAAAACATGCTTTTCATTCACTGAAACCCGTGAAGATCAATAAAAAATAGATTTTCACGGGTTTCAAGCTATGATAGGCGTGTTATAAGACGCCGCTGCCTCTCGTGGAAGCACACTAGGGCGGCATTCTTATTCCTCCTTTGCCGATTTGATGGCTCCGTCCAGAAATTCCATCGTGCAGCGGAACAGTTCGGATTGCACGTATGCGACAAGCTCATTTGAGACCGTCATGTGCTTGCATGCCTTGGCTTTGTGTCGGTATCCGAGAATCTCGGCGTTGTACAAGCCCATCGCAGCATGCACGCACTCATGGCTGACGATATGCGGCAGCAGGTGTTCGCGGCTCAAATAGATCACGCACATGGGGGAGTTCCCGTATTTCACCACATTGGTCTGCGTGTCGATTGGCGCGGACTGCATGAGGGTGATTCCGGCTGTGTCGTTTTCGAACGCGGCATCTCCAATCGGCCTGTCGAGGTCATTGGATTCGATGGAGGATTCCACCAAGTCGATGCAGGCGGCTCTCCGCATGGTTTCCTCAGTGTCGTACACGCGGACTTCCACGCTGACCTTATGCGAGAACTCGGTCAGGTCGATGATGCAGCGTTCGTATTTAAACGACGCGGTTTTCTCTTCGGTCATGGTTTCCTCGTGGATTCGATAAGGATGATTAGACTCAGCAACATTATGAACAAAGCTATGGGGAGAATGCTCATAGCTTGCCTTTTGCTTTTCTCATGTAGTATCCCTCAGCGGACAATACTTCGAGTGGATTGATGTTGCGAAGCACGTCAACCCATGTAGGGTAGGGGGTGAAAACATTCGGGCCGAGATCACCAATGACGAAGAACCATATAGATCCACCTCTAAAGACGATAAGTTTCAGCCATTTCCGGTTCGGATAATCGACTTTCAGCCAGTACTCGCCATCCTGTTGTGGTTCCTCCAAGCGTGGCCTCTTGGGTGCGGGACGGGTGGCATAGGCGAAATCCTCCTCATAGACAACGAGAAACACTGAAACCGGTTCCTTTTTCGACTCCCAGCTTCCATGTGGCGGAAACACCAACTCCGTCTCCCTCGACCTTAATCATAGAATGCCAATCAGTGCGGGACATCAAATCGCCGGGCTTCAGGTCATCCCAGCCGACGCGAATCTTCTTGCTCACCTGTGGTTCTCCTTGCCGATATCGCTGAATCGTGTGTAAAGCCGGTCGTTCACGACGTACATGTTGTAATCATCCTGTTGGATGTACCACCAGCGTTTTTGATGGCCGGCCTTCAGATACTTCTCGCACGTGTGGTCGATGGTGTTGTCAGGGTTGACCTTCTGCCTGAACGACAATTCATCAACCACGTTGCTATCGGCCACGAGACCGGCTATCCGGTCGATACGCTCCGGCGTGAAATCGGGAGTGACCACGTACACGACACGCACCTTCTGACTGTCGAACCATTTGCGGGGCAATGCCAACGCCACGTCATCGGACAAGCTCGTGGGACGCATGTGATACACCACGCGGCTGAACCTGACCTGCTGCATGACTTGAGCCACGTTGCGTCCGCATTGGAAGTAGCTGGTGTGCATCTCGGTTTCCGTAAGACAGTCTCCGGCCCTGCGTATCGCCTCCCGGTAGAAGGCGACACGTTTCGACGCTTCCGGCTCGCGCATGGGGAACAGGGGGTCTCCGCCGCCGCTGAAGCTCAGGAACCTCATGGGGTGGTGTTCGCTTTCACGGCTGATGGTCCGCAGCGTGGCCTGCATGTCCGTCACCGGCACGTTCAATCCGGTTTTCCTTACGATGCAGTAGGGGCATGTCCAATGACAGCCGAAATTCGTGATAACCGAATAATGTCCGTTCATTGTGTTTCTCCGATCAGTTGTTCCATTTCACTCACGTTGTCCTGCTTGCGTTTCAACGCCACGCAACGACGTATCCACTCGTGTTTGCGCTGATAGACGTTGGTTATCCCATCGTTGCCCAACAGTTCGTTGCATGAGCAGACAAGCTGGGGAATATCCGACTCGGTATCCGGTTGCACGGTGGGTTTCTCCCCGCAGACAGGGCATTCGGGAACTGGCACGGCAACAATTGTCCTTAACAGTCTGCAACCGATATTCCACTTCGGAACGTCCTTGTCCTCAAACGGGGCAAACGAGAAGATACTCGCGGAATGATCGCACCACTCCGAGAGCAGCCACACGGAGTCTTCCTGACAGTAGTAGCGGGTAAGGATGTCGTCGTATACATACTTCGGCTTGGGTGTGCGTCCGCAGATAGGGCATGGCTCCAACACCGGTAGCTTAGGTTCCGGCTCCTCCAAGTGCAGCAGTCGCTTCAGCCAGTTCATACGTTCCTCGATTCCATCGACTCGTTGAACGCCTTCTGGAACGCATAAACCCCGGCTTTAACGGCCTTTTCGACGGAACTGTCGGGCGGCAGCGTCACTGTCACGTGCGCGCGTGGCTGCATGTCGTCGCCTATGAACACGCTGTCCGGTTCCAGTTCGCCCGCCACCGGGACTTCCACGGTGAACGTGGCTAGTTGAAGCGCCTTGGAGTACAAGCTCAATTCCACTTCCGTGGTACCAAGATTGATGCTCATTGAGTAATCTCCCTGTGTCCGAGGAACTTGTTGACGAAGAACGTCTGACCTTTGCCCGTGACTTTCGGCGTCTTGTTGATGGTCGTGTGACCGTCCGAGTGAACCACGGTGGTTTCCTTGATCTCGAACAAGCCCAATTCCATAGATTTCTGCGTGGGCATGTTGCGAGAGCTGCCGGTTTTCATCAGCCATCCGTTGTCCCTCAGCCACGCGAACAAGCGAGTGCCGCCAATATCCACGCCATTGCCTTTCAGGACTTTCGCCAAGTCGCCCACAAGGATGCTGGTCTTCGAGGTTTCCACAGCGTCAGCGAACAATGCCTTGGGACGCATCCGTTCGACCTGTGCTTGGGCCTTCTCTTTTTCCGCCCGCTCCTGTTTGATTTGCGTGGCAAGCCGGATAAGGAAGTCGGGTTCGGTGACTGCCTTTTCCAAAGTCGATTCGGTCATGTACGCACCATGCCTGCGAATCGATGGCAGCACCTCGTGCGTGACCCAGCGTTTGAACTCGCGGGCTTCGGGCTTGCGGCTGCGTAACACGAGGGAGTACAGGCCGGACTCGGACACGAAAACGGGTGCCTTGCCGCCGTTCTGGGCAATGTCCGTAGTACGGATATTGGTGATTTCATCGGCATCGAGGTATTCCCGAATATGGTTGGTGGCCGTACTGAGAATGGTGCATACGTCCGCTCCAAGGAACCACGGGTTGCCGTGTTCATCGGTTAGGACACGCACCTGAATGCCGTTGAAGTCAAATGGTTGAATCTGATTGCTCACTTGTTGTCTCCTTCCTTGGATTGGTTTTGCGAAACCTGCATGATCTCCCACACGTCCGCGTCCTCCGACAAGCCGGACGCGAGACGGTAGAAATCACTGAACCGGTAAAGCGGATTGCTGTACGCATCCTCGCCCTGCTGGGGCAACTGGCCTCGATGTATCCAACTACGCAAAGTGCTGCGGTTCACGCGCATTCCGCACGCCTTGATGATGTCCAACAGTTCGCCGCGGGTTCTCACCGCCTCCGATTGGAGGAGACGTTTCACCCGTTCCGCCCTGATGAGGGCTACCGGCATACTGAAACCGCATTTCGGGCATTTCGCCGTCTCCGCGTCCGCGTAGCAGGAGAGCTGGCCCAAGCACTTGTCGGCGGGGCATGGCCCGTACAATACGGTTTCCCCGTCATCGTCCGCGAGAAAACGACGCAGCTTGCGTGTCAGACTGTGAACCAGTTCCGCGTACACGGGGGTGCTGGAATACTCCATGAGTTTCGGATGATTGGCGATACGGTAAACCATGTCCGATAGCGGCGTGGACTCGGGCAGATTGATTTTCAGACTGCGCATCCACTCGTACAACGTGCCTTGCAACCCCGGATAACCGTGGTCATCGTCCGCGTACAGCAGATCATGCAGGGCTTCGCGCAACGGTGCGGGAGCGGTGCCGGATTGACCGCCGCCACCGTTCTTGTGCCCGTAAGCGCGGTTGATGCGATACTCGCACAGGTCGGGCAGACTGCGGTCCAACCATCGCAGGTCGCCGGTCAACTGGCTGGCGTGCTTGTCGCACAGGAGATTCAGATTCGGTTCGACGCCATGTCCGATAAGCGGTGACGGCGCGTCGGTGACGATATCCCGCCAGCAACCGTGGTAGCGGCAGAGCCTCGTAGTTTCAGTGGAAAAAGACAATAGTGACCTTGACCTTCGGTTTTTTTGAAGGTCTCGGACGTGTCAGCAACTCCCAATTATGCCATCAAACCGGTCATGATTCAGCCGGACGGCGTGTCGCCAGAACCTCGTCCAACGCCACGCCCAAACCCGGATTGAAACCACCACCCTCACGCCTGCGCTTGGGTTTCGCGGGCGGCAAACGCAACGGGTTACGCGCGGCCAACGCCACCCGTCGAGACTCGTCCGGGGAACGGCCCATCATGCGCTGCCGGCGATACAACCACGCCTGATCTTCCACTAGTCCCAGACGTTCGCACTCCCGGCCTATCTGCGCTTCGGACGGTTTCGCACCGTTGCGCAGTTTGCGGACGATGCCGTTGATGTCGCCGGAACCGCACCAGCGACCCGTGCTGTTGACCGCGTAGAAGCGTCGAACGGCCTCACGCGCCTCTGCTGCCGTGATATCCGAACGCAGTTCCGAATGAAACGCATCAAGCTGAACATCATCCCACTGAGCGTTGCCGTGATGCGCGTTAATCAGCGACAACAACGCCGCCGCCTCACCCTTGCTGAGCATTGAGACCTCCCTGCGAGTATCGGGCACGCTCCTCCTCGGTCATGTACTGCCAGGTTTTCGCCATGTTCGCTTCGAGATTCTGCTGGCTGCGGGACTTGACTGGCTGGACTTGCCGGGCCCTTGGGGTCTCCGGTTTGGGTTTCTCCCAGTTGCGTGCATACAGTTCCCCGCCGATGAACCGGCTGAACGTCTTCACGAACCGTTCCTCGGTGGCCCCGACATACGCTCGGGTTTTGGCTTCAAGAAACTCGCACGGGTCAGCCTCGCCGGCGGCTTTCACGATCTTGGGCCATTCGATTTCCAACTGCATTCGAGCCTGAGAGGTCTTCCCGTCGAACCTGTTCGTCGGGTAAATACGCTCAAGACTGTCGAGCAGTCCATCGAAGTCAGGCTTTGAGGGGGTAGGGGGAGTTGAATTATCTTTAGATAATTCATTCTGGTGTTCTGGTGTTCTGGTGTTCTGGTGTTTGTCCCGATTCAGACGTGATTCAGCCGTCTGAAAGTCATCTGAATCGGAGGTTTTTACCTCGTTTTTATTTTTACGGTAATTTTCAGCATTGCTTTCACGCTTCTTTTGTACCTGTTCGCGACTGCGATTGTGTATAAGATAATCGTGAATATAGTACCCGTTGTTCCCGTCCGGTTCGATCATGCCGACATTGCACAGTGCCTCAAGTTCTGAATCGGTGATATCCAGCACGTAAAGCGCATCATCTTCACTGATATGACCGTCTGAAAGATTATCTCCGCAGAAGGTAAGCATCATCGTGAACGCACCTATCGCGCTCGGGCATGTGTGCCTGAGTTTTCGCACCTTGCGATTCATGTAGAAGCCGTTCACGAGCTGCACGTATCCGCGCCTAGCCATCTATCTCCCTCCTTCCTTCATCTTTCGCCGGTGCGCATTACGACGATCATGCTGGGGAATGGCGCCGGGAAGAGCGTTGCGATGATGGATACCACCACTGCGCCAATCAGAATGTCCAATCTGTCCAGCATTCACCGTCCTTTTCGATTTTTGTTGATCTTTTCGGTGAGGACTTCGAGCGCGTCCACGCGGTCTCCCCACTTGAGGTTCCGCCAGAACTGTTCGAGATCAGCCCAGTTCTCGGCCTGTAGGATGCCAAGAAGCCTGATTGCCTGAGCTTCGAGAATGTCGGCGTTCCGTTTGCAGCACGCGGCGAAGAACGGCACATTATGTGTGATTGCGTCATTGATGAACCAGAGTGCCTTCTTGAGGTCTTCGACACCGTTCTTGTGCTGCCAGCGGAAGCAATACTGCACGGCTTGGCCCCAGTCGCTTGAGAGCAGTCGGCTGAGTTCGATGCATTCGAACGGGCCGTTCTCGTAATGCTTTGGGTGGTTGACGTTGTCACTCATTTTTGGACTCCTTAATCGAGGATGAATATGATGATCGGGGCAATGCACAGGCAGACCGTCAGCACGATGCTGAACGCGATTTCAAACGGGTTGTGTTTCATTCGATGGGCTCCTTGTATGGGTTTTTGCTTGTATATTGCGGGAAGTCACATTCCTGGTCTTTCCAACCGGCGGCATAGCCTTCGCTCCATGCCTTGCGGCGTTCGTGGTCCAACTGTTCTGAGCTGTGTATGGTTTCTGGTTCGTCGTCGCTTTTCTCAAGAATGTACATGAGTGTGGTGTCGCTGGTGCCAGACTTGGTATCGGTCGGGAGGCAGTCCACGCGCGTAACCCGCCAGCCCTCGTCCAGCCGCCTTCTGAGCGTCTCCAGATTGGCCAAGTAACGCCTTTGGGGGCGACCATCCCAAAATATCGGGCAAGCCTTGTATCGTCTGCTCATTTCGCGTCCTCGCTTTGATTCGGCACCTCGGACGGCATGGAGCCGGAATAGCCGAGCATGGAACGGCAGTGGTCGGCTGTCTTTTTGTATGCGTTGATTTGTCCCTTCACGACACCGTATGCGGCCATGTCACGCTGCGACAGCAGAGCGTTTGCTAGCTTCAGACCTTCGATCTCAAGCTGCTCGCACCAGTCGATGACTTCTTGCAGGGTCTTGTCTTTTTCAGTTACGTTCGTAGCCATCGTTTTCCTCCTTGTTGAGATGTTTCGCCATCTGGCAGGCTTGTTGGTCTGGTGTGGCGGCTTCGCCAGTCCGAGGGCGTGCCGCTCGTCGCCGTGAGCAGCACGCCGTCATCGAATATCTTCCAGTGGCCGCTGCCGGCGCGTACCACCGTGTAGCCGTGCGAGGCTATCTAGTGCATGAGTTTGCGGTCGTCTCCGCGCGCGGTCATGCTTTGAGCCTCATCTTCAACGCGAGACCATTCTCATGCACGCCACCGTTGTCGAAGCCCATGAAACCGTTGAACAGTTCGTATTCGAGCAGGGCGGTGTCCACGCGGAACTCGTCGTACCGGTGGTTTTTGATGCGTTCCATGACAAGCCTCATCGATGCGACGGTATCCCTGCGGTCGGCCTGTATGGGAATGAGATACGGCCAAAGATTCCATTCGCCCGGATGATCGTTCAGCCAATGGGCGAAATCAACGAGTTTCCTATCTTCCATCATTTCCCCTTAGGAGCGTTCCCTCACGATATAGTCCGGGTGTTCCCGGCAATAGTCGTATATCAGTTTCAACCATGCGATGGCGCTGTCCACGCTGCCCCAATAGTTCGGCGGATTGTATTTGCCGCGCAAAACATACAATGGTTCCAAGTAGATGTCTTTCAACGCCTTGTCGATACGGGCTGCGGCCTCCCCGGCCGTCAACCCGTCCAGGTCATGCTTAGGATGGACCTTGTAATCGGTGAAAAACGCGGATAGATTATACGTGTAGTTGAAATAATGGCCATGAGCGGTCCGCCCATGCTCGCCGTCCCGTTCGCATACGTCAAACCATTCCGGTTCCGGCACATCCTTGTCCACTATGAACAGGTCGTAGCTCATTCTTCGTCTCCTTCGATGATTCCATGTCCTGCTATCAATGCGAGGGTCTTCAAGTCGGTAAGCACGGGCTGGTTGTCCATGCTTGACAGCGAGTCCAAGCCGAGACCCTTCTGTTTGAACACGACGAACCAGTAAGGTGCGTCCGCGTTACCCGCCTCGGTGCGACCCTCCTGCATCCACTCCTTGAGTCTCCCAGCGTAGGTGCTGTAGTTTTTGCACTCCAATACGACCGGCTGGCCGTGGATACGCAGACCGGTGATATCGCCCTGGTCTTTCGTCCCATGCAACACTTCACGGTGTATCGTCTGCTCGCTGTCACCCAACCGGGCGCGCAAATAGTTGACCACCTTGGATTCAAGCAGTGTGCCTTTGGCTTTCTGTCGGCTCATTCGTCCATCCACCATTCAGTCGGGTCATCGTGAAACTGGCAGTCCACGCAGTCCCCGAATACGTTCAAGATTCCTCCGCAGTACGGGCAATGCTCGTACTGGACGGGTAGATAACTCGGACGCATAATCAGAACTCCGGGTTATCTCGTAATCGTTTTTGCACGTCCGCGCGCATCTGCTCGATCACATCGACCCGAAGTCCGGTAGCCAAGCGAATCTCCTCTGCCGGACGGTTCGAGTCTTCAATGAGCATCTGCCATGCTCTACTTGCCGCTTTGCTCAACATGAGCCTCCTTCGCCAAGTTGGTGCCGACCCGCACCCGGTAGTCGGTGATGTTCCAGGTCAGATGGTTCAGATGCCAGACGGTGAGTCCAAGAAAAAGCAGCAGACAGAACGCTTGGACGATGCTCGTCATATAATTCCTTGACATGAGGCCCACCGCGAGCCAGAACGAGGAAAACACGTCCCACGCCAAACACCAGTACACTCTCCACAATTCGGGTTTGCTGCCGTCACGTCGTTCGTAAACCGTGACCATATCCTTGTCACTCATTTCAATTCCTTCTTCGCGTAGGGGTTTGGCGTGTACGTGGGCGGTTCCTCGCCGGGCATGGGATTCATGTTCTTGACGGCTTGGATATACCCTTCTTCCCATGCTTTTTCGGCTATCTGCCGGTCATGCTCCTTGAGCCATGCTTGATAGGCGGCTCGGCCTTCCTCGATGGTTGACTGGCCTGTACCGAAGCAACTCAATTCGACGGCGGATTGGACCAAACCGTCATACACTCGTGGTTTCATTCCTCCACCTCGGTTTCCGTGCCGTAATGGCCGTAGAGTTGGTCTGCCGCATCCTTGGTCGTGTAGAGGCATTTCGCGGGCGCTTGTTCGTAGTCGTAGATGGCGGCTGCGACGACCTCTCGAAACTCCTCGCGGGTGAATATCTTCGCCTTATAGCTCATCGTCTGCCTCCGTAAAATCGTTGAGCGATGGGCTGGTACAGCTCATATCCCTTCTGGGCCCATATCTCCAGTGTTTTGAAGATCACAAGAATCGACAGTGAGTCGAGCCCGTCGTCAACCAGTTTGGGAATGTTGTTGTACTCTGCGTCCAGTTCCGTATGCCCGTTCCGGCCGCTGGTGAACGTGAATCCCAGCATGTCCACGGGCGTTCCGGTTTCCTCCGGCGTGATGGTCAACCGAACCTTGAACTTCTTGCCCAACGGCATCGCCTTGTCTCTCATCGTCTGCCTCCCAGACTCTCGCGAATCCGCTCCACATCAGCATTCATCGTCTGCCTCCGTGACTTCCTCGCCGACTGGTAGGGTGCGATAGATTTTTGTGATTCGCCACGTGCCCGGCGTCTCGTGGATATGCTTCACAGCGGCCTCATAGGAATTGAAAGTGACGGTCGGATACAGCATCTCGATAGCCGAATCGACCAGATATTCTTCCTTGGTCTCCAACTTCATCGTCCGTCTTCCTGACTCATGTAGGTCAACGTGAAGCATTTATCACCGTTGCATATGCGGTTCCAAGCGGCGATATTGTATTGCAACTGATACGGGGCGGGCTTCCGTGAACAACCTCCCTCGAAGCCGAGCCCGCAGACAGTGCAGCGGAACATCACGATAAAGAACGTGTATTCAGGCAACCCCTGCACGCCGTCCCGCTCCCATTTCGCCTTGACCTTGCCCCCACAACGAGGACACGGGCTAATCCTGTGGAACCTCACCAGACTCACCTCCCTCAAGAGGCGCGTTCAAATCCACCTGTTCGATACGCGCACGCTCCTGTAAGATGTTCGCGTATGCCCCCATCGCGTACAATTGGCTTTCAAGGAGCTGGAAGGAGCACGCGGGCGTGAAGTCCAACGTGCCCTCCGCGTAGCCCTCAAGCATGTGCGCCAGCTTGCTGATACGCTCCTGCAATTCTCGATGTTCGCGGATCATCCGCTGCTTGTAATCACTCATTGGTTGTCTCCTTCGGTTTGGTTTTGTAGTCTCGGACGATGCACACGCATCAGTCCATCCTTTCGTCCAACCATTCGATGTCCTCCCAGATCGAGAGCATGACCTGATCGAGAGCGCCCCTACTGCTCAATGCCCATACAGCGCCGTAGTTGGTGCGCTCCCGCACCGCCGTGACATAACCTTTGTCCGGGTAGACGTGGGATTCCGCAATCCAGTGGAACGGGAGCATCCCCTTGCGCAAAATCAAAGTAAAACGACTGTGCTCAACCTTGATGAAGCTCCTCATGTCGCTCATTCCTCCGTTGCCTCCATCGGATAATTGATGTCCACAAGCAACCGTGTGGAATAGCTGAGCATCTTCACGAGTTTGAACGGCTTCTGCATCTCCGGGACTCTGAACGGTGGCTCATATTCCCACCATTCGCTGCCGTCGTATTCTGCGCGGCGCAGGAAACCGCCATCCGTGAACACCACGACCAGATCGGCGGCTATCTCCTGACCGCCGTATCCTTCGTCGTAATCGATGTCGAGCACCTTTTCGGCCTGACTCCACGGAATTCCCAGCCTCTCGTCGCGGGAGCCTACGAATCGAACGTCATCGGTCGAATGCCCGCTTCGTGAGATCGCACCCTTGGTTTCATCTAAAAGATTCATTCTTCCGTTGCCTTTCCTTGCATTGCCTTGACTGCGAGTCGCATGGCGTCGTAGTATTCGGCCCTCAACGCGCAGTCAGAATCCCATTGAGGGTAAGAGTCGGGCTTCAACGCCTCGTAGAACGCTTTCGCCCCGGCTTCGATTTCCTCGTTCGTGGGCTGGCGTTCAGCGCCATCCATGTACGCTTCCGCCAAGTCATCGGACGTGTAAACCGGTATCGTTATTGCGCCGTGACAATCAACCGCTTCGGGCGGGTAGAGGCGCTCCGCCTCACTACTGATGATGCTCACAGCCGACCTCTTTCCCGATTGCGTTCCAGACAGTCGTCCATCGCCTGTGCCACTTCTTCGTCGGTGATACCGAACGCGGCGATCAGGTTGCCTACCGTCTGCAACACGTCAGCCAGTTCACCGAGCATGGCCTGGCGGCGCTGGTCGCGCACGTAACCTATCCATCCGACCTTCGCCCTGTCCCGGTCATCGCCAAGCTCGCCGCCCACGTTCACCCCGAAGCAGGCGAGGCAATTCGCATGGTCATCGAACTCCCAGCCAATGCCGCTCGGGTCTGTCGGGTCGCTGGCTTTCAGGTATTGTTTCCCGGCCTCCACCATCTCCGCCGCCTCTTCAAGCGTCTTCAACAACAGCCACTTGTCGGGCGTGAGATGGCCGAAAGATTCGACCGGAGGCATTTGGACGATACGATTGCTCATACTTCCACCGCCTTTGTGACGCGATACCGTTTGTGAATCTCATACTCGCCCGGCCCATAAGGAGCTGGGCCAAGATGCCTGATGGCTGCCATGGCTTCCTCATACGTGTCGAAATGATTCCAGTCGTATCTGGTGTTTTCCGGGTTGATACAGTCCTCAACGGTGAAGTAGACTTCGACGCTCATGCTTCCAACTCCGAGTTGACGCGGAACCGTTTGCGAATCTCATACTCGCCCGGCTCCAAATACCGGAGGGAGTTGCAGGCTTCCTCATACGTGTCATATTCGGGTGAGCAGTGGCTGCGGTCATCCGGCTTTTCAACCACGAAGCAGCTTTCGACATGTGAATCGTCGGGCATCTCACCGGCTTTCCTCCAAGGGTTTGTCGATGCGTCAGCCGGGTCGTACATCACGGCGATTTCCGGATAGTCCAACACGTGTTTCACTCCGGCATTCCATGCCGGGGCGGCGGCTTGCCGACATATCTCAGTCAGGGACGCGGCGCACACCGCGTCCGCATCCTCCAGTCGAGGGTCATGCGTCCGCTCGTACTCGGCCTTAATGCCGGCTGCGAGTAGGCGCTTTACGTCACGGACCGAAAGGCTCATGCTTCCACCGCCTTGACCGGGCGGAACGGAGCAGCAGACCAAGCCCAAGCGCAATCAGCGGGAATCCACGGTCTGTCGAAGTTCCATTTTCCGGTATCGATACGGATACACTGGATGCTTCCACCCTTGAACATCCACGTGTTATCGTCCTTGTCCAACCACAGGCCAGGCTCGTCGGGCAGTCTCAGCTTCAGACGGAGAGCGTAGGCGAATGACTTAGAGCCAATCCACTCTCTCACCTCACCCTCGATGCTGACTACGAAAACGGGACGCCCACGCCTCGGATCAACGCACCGGATGTCATAGCGGTTGCCGCTCTTGGCGACAAAGATATCGCCCGCGTGCACGTCCTCGATGTTGTCGATACGCTCGTACTTGGGGTCATCCACCAATTCGATAGACTCGATGTCGGCTGTCGGGACGAACAGGGCATCGCCCATTCCTAGGGTGAGAAAGTCAGCGCTCTTAATATCGCCGTTTTCGTCAGCTACGCCGGTTGCTACGTCCCCGTTCTTGAACGTGACCTTGATATGTAGTCCGGCCATCTCCTTGCAGGTCTTTCCTTCCCAGAATGGTTTCTCACTCATTGATAGCCTCCTTGGCTAGTTGTCGTTTACGTTTCCGCTTCGCCTCATACTGGGCGTATTTCTCGGGATGCTCCGACCTCCAACGGCGATGGTATTCAGCCATCTCACGCTGATGGGCGGCGGCATACTTACGAGCCGAAGCCCGAGCCTGAGCCAAATGCTCCGACCGGTACCGGCGTGCATACTCATTGCGTTTCTCACGATTACGAGCGTTCCGCTGATTCGCCAGATCACGCAGATGCTGCGCATACTCGGGGTCGGTTCGACGCCGTTCCCTGACACGACAGTTCCGGCACATGCCATCCTTGCCGACCCGGCACATGCCACCGCACCAATCGCATTTCGGATGACGTTCAGTTATCAGGCCGGACAGTTCGCCGCCGTTCCGGCAATAGTCGATGAACTCCTCATCGGTCATGTCATCAACGTTCACAGCCACACCTCCCCATTAGTGAACCTGCGGAACAACACAGGGTCGAGCTTGTACAACGCCCGCTGAAACTGCGGGTCACGGCAGAACAGGATGAACAACAGGCTTACTGCTTCGGCGGTTCGCATCGCGTCCAACCTCCCTTATCGTCCAGAAGCACCCAACCATGTTGGGCGGTGAGAATCGGCACCAGTTCGGGGTGATCGTTGAAACCGCTCACGATGTACCCCAAGCTCATGGCCTCACGCGGATGGGCGTGAATCCACCCATGACATCCCGTATCGCCACTCCCACACGCCAAGATGAGGTTCGACGCCTCATGCAGTCCCGGCCACTTGTGTGACCGGAGTCTGCGATGATGCCGGCTGAAACCGCTCCAATGGAATGGTTTGCCGCAGCGGACGCACCGGTATTGGTCGCGTGCGTCCACCAAATCCTTGACGTGTTGGGACGGGTTAGATCTGCCCATTTCCGTATTCGTCCTGGGGTTGGCTCCACGGGTCCGTAGGCTGCTGATACTGCTGTTGCGGTTGCTGGAATCCCTGTTGCGGCTGCTGGAATCCTTGCTGATACTGCTGCTGCGACTGTTGGAAACCAGACTGCTGGGCCTTGGGTTTCGCGCTCAACACCGCAATGGTGCGGGCCGCGACATCCCAATTCTCATACCGTTTCCCATCCTTTTCCGACACTCTTTTGGACAAGCTGCCGTTCACAAGAACCTTCACGCTCATGTTCGGCTGGGACTTCAACTGGCGAACCTGATTCAAAGCATCCTTCGCCTGATTCGACAAGGGACGCACACCATAGAACTGAGGCTCCTTGTCAACCCACTGGTTCGTGTTCTTATCCGTGTAACCCGGATGGACGCTGACGTTGAGAATACTGGAATCCTGAAAATCCTTGATCTCTCCCGCATATCCGGTAAACTCGATGCTTGGTTCTCCGGCCATTACGCATTCCTCCTGTAATTGTTCGTCTTGTGTTTCTCCATGGCCAGCCTGTTGCAGACCAGCATGTGTGATTGGGCTCCGGCGCAATCAACGGCGCCGCATGTGGGGCATTGGGGGAGCGTGATCTTGTCCCCGTGAGCCCACAGGCATCTGGTGCACTTGCAGCCAGGTTTCGGTGTGAAGCTCACTGGAGGGCAGGCTCCTTCTCCTTGTTGCGGTTGTACGATTCGATGAATGTGGCCGCGTCCGATTCAGACAGTTTCCCGTAGACCACGTTGCGTTGCAGCACGCTGCTGATGAAACCGTTCTCCTGACCATCGGGAATACGCATGGTTTGGAGAATCCGGTCAATCGTCTGCTGCTGCTCGTCGGTCATGCCCTTGGTGGAACGCTTCTTGTAGCCGCTGGTCTCACCGTCATCATCCGTGGTCGCCAGTCCGAACGCGCCGCAAGTGCTGTAGCGTCGCGCATACGTCAACGCGGAACCGAGGGCCTGCATGACGCTCATACCACGCGAATCTCCCACCTCTACGGGGATAAGGCAATTACTGGCAATCCACTTGTCCGTGCCCTTCTTCTTGACGGCCGTATCCACATACAGGCGTCCGTCAATCAACTGGGTCGGCCATTGCAGCTCGTAGCCTTGCTCGTCCACATAGTTCACGACCTGAGCCAGGGTCGCATACGTGCCACGCCCGCCCTTAGCGTCCTTCTTGATTACCGCCATGATTCGATTTCCTCCTCTTCCTGAACCAATCTCCAATCGGGGAACGCGATCTCCTGCGGCACCTTCGACAGCCCGTAGCCACGCATCGCCTCCAACGGGTCGGGATACAGGTCACGGAACGACTTGATCTGCTTCAACGCCTTACAGATTTTCGGTTCCGCCAGTTCGGTGATGATGGGCGAATGCTCGTCAAACCGCCACACCCTCCAATCGAACGGCGGATTCTTCTCCTGCACGACGAACTCGAAACCCAACGGCCCCTCATATTCGGGCATCGTCAACCGGTAGAGACGCATGTAGAACGCGGCCTGAATGTGATACCCGTACTGCCAGCAGGAACGCTCGAACTCGTCCGGCGACTTCACCGTGGTCTTGTAATCACGGATACGCAGCACACCATCCGGGTCGGGAGTGGACGGCAACCAGTCCGCCTTGCCCTTAATCAACAACCCGGTATCAGGGTCGGCGGCGATCATCGCCACCTCCGGCTGACCATCCAGCTTCGTGAAAAAGTCTCCAACCATGTCCCGCATGGCCTGAACCTTCTCCACATCATCGGCGGACAGCCACACGATGTCATCCGCACCATACTGTTCGACCAGCCTGTCACGAAGAGCCTTGCCCTCCTTGGTACGCAGATTCGGTTTAGCCACAACCTGCGGGCCACTACCCAAAACCATGCTGTGAGCCGCCTTGCCGAACTCCAACGCCGAAGAATACTTATGCTCACCGGTCAGGTAATCCGAATACGCCAACGGGCTTACCAGCATTTTCTTCAACGAAGTCTGGTCCACCGCGTCCAACGCGAAGTAATCGTCATCGGTCATCTGCTCGACGG